CGGTGAGACTCACGTTCCGACGCTGCTGAAGAACTGCGACAAGCTCCGGGCCGCCAATCCGGGCAAGTCCTTCTTCCTCTTCGTCGACAGCCTCCAGTGCATGGACGACGGCCACTACCCGGACGGCCAGACCAACAGCAAGTCGGCCGAGCGGTCCCTGGCCCTGATGACCGACTGGGCGAAGGCGAACTTCACCAATCCGGTCGTCATCGGACAGGTCACGAAGGGCGGACAGTTCCAGGGGTCCAACACCCTGAAGCACATGGTGGACACGATGATCCATCTGTCGATCGAGCGGAAGGACCCGGACTTCTCGGGCTGCCGAATCCTCGAGACCGTCAAGAACCGGTTCGGAAGCTCCGGGTCCAAGGCCTACCTTGGTCTGACGGAGTCCGGCTTCAAGATGGTCGGCCTCGTGAGCTGACATCCTGGGCCCCGCCCGCCTCGTGTGTGGCGGGGCCACCGTGTTATGATGGGGGCATGGAGGCGGTCATGAAGCCTGGTGATCTCGTCCGCATCAACTACGGTGCGCCCCAGTTCCGCGATGAGCTCCACGGCCAGATCGGCATCATCATCAGGCACATCGTTGGATACTCCTACGCTGTCTTTGTCGGAGGACAGTGTGTCCACTTCCACAAGCATGTCCTGGAGCCTGTCAATGAAAGCGGGTGATCTCGTGCGTTGCAAGATCTGGGGCAAGACGGGCCTCATCCTCGTCGCCCCGAAGAGCCACGGTTACGACAATCGCCCAGGCAAGCTCCTCAAGGTGCTTTGGTCGGATGGCACTCAAGCCATGGAGCATATCAACAACGTGGAGGTCATCAGTGAAGCCGGGTGATCTGGTCGCAACCTACAAGTCTGAATGGTTCATCATCGACAAGGGCGAGCGGTGGGTGACGCTGCCCGAGGATGATACACTGATCGTGCTTGATGCGAGGTATCATCTCCGTGCGGTCCATCCCATCCACGGGCCGGGTCACTTCCCAGGGATCAATCCCGAATACAAGGCGCGGGTGATCAATGCAGCCGGGTGACCTCGTCCGGTTCTGGACGTCCATCAACGGCTGGGAGCACGCGCTCATCCTCGAGTTCGTGCCGCACATGCAGGACGGACTGGAGGCGCTGGTCCTCAGAGCTGATGGGCGACAGGTGTTCAAACGACCCGACGACCTGGAGGTGGTGCGTGAAGAAAGAAGTGCCCACGCTGGTGGGTGAGCTCTACACCGTCCATGCCCCGATCTCGGGCTACTGCTACGCGTGGCCCCCAGGCGGTGTGTCGGTCGACCTCAAGCACGGCGACAAGGTGCTCTACCTGGGCAAGGATCTGACGCAGAGCGCACAGCGGAACCAGCCCATCTGCGCGGTCCTCACCCACAAGGGGCGCCTCTTCATGGACCAGCGGTGGCTGGCACACGTGCCCGCTGCGGGCGATGGTGTAGAATAGGGAAGCGGAGGCAATGATGCACAGCTGGCAGTCTGGTGATCTCGTCCAGATCAAGCGGGGCGTCACGGGCACAGGTGACGTTGGGATGGTCGTCGGCCCCTCGGTGGCGTTCTACATGAACTCAAGCGTGACGCTGCTTGCTGTCCTCTTCAGCGACGGCATGCGTTCAGTCCACCCAGGTAACCTGCAGAAGCCGGACGGTAGGACCCGCAGGGCAAGCCGGTGAAGAAGGGCGACCTCGTACAGATCCGTGTCGGGTGCGGTGACGAGGGCCGTGTCGGTGTCCTAATGCATGATGCCGGGACGCCCTTCACCCACTGCATGGTGCTCTTCCCAGAGGGTATGATGGGGATTAACAGGTACTGGCTAGATGTGCTCGACACCCGTGCAAGGGACGACTCGCGTGATATGATAAGCATACCCAAGGAGGCATGATGGAAGGTTGGGATCTCGAGAAGGTGAAGGAGCTGAAGGCGCAGTACGAGGCTGCGGGTGTCACCTCGACCTCGTCCTACCACTTCCTCAGCTCGATCGTGCAGGCGGGCACACCGCCCCGCGGCCGTGGGATCGGGTGGCTCCAGCAGCTCCTTGCCCAGGGATCTCCGGGCGACATCAGGTCTGTGATTGCCAGGGCGGAGCACCTTCACAAGGAGGTCTTCACCGCCGACCTCGAGCGGATCATCCAGATGATCAAGAGCAGCGGGCGGGTCGAGAAGTGGCAGCACGAGAAGATCGACGCGGTTGAGGCTGCGCTCGAGAAGGGATGGATCGAGGTGACGCCTGAACAGCTCACTGTCCTGCGGCAGATTCAGGAGGTCGCCAAAGGCCGCCACACCTGGTGGATGAATCGCGCTGCTCAGCACCGCAGGTTCATGCTCATCTACGGCGGCCTGTCCCAGAGCAACCGCATGCTGCAGGCCGACTTTGACTTTGTCACCGAGCTCTTCGGTCCCGCCTACCGTGAGCTCACCAAGCCAAGCTTCGCTGAGGGTGACCTCGTGAGGGTGAAGAGCCGGATGCCCCAGGTGATCCTGGGCGTGGTCACCTCCCCGCCCAGGGTGGTTGGTGATGATATCTGCTACGACATTCTCGCGGGTGACGTGGGCATCATCCCAGTGGCTCGGGACAAGCTCCTGAAGAGGCTCAAGTGAAAGAGGGTGCGCTGGTCTGGTTCGAGCTCCACCGCAATGAGTGGCACCCGGGGGTCGTGATCGGTTACCGCCCGCAGGTGCATGGCGGAAGCAGGTCGCAGTCATACTGGGAGGGATCCTACCGTGTGAATGAGTTCGTGACTGAGCCCATCCGCGGCTCGTGCCTCGTCCAGCTCCTCGACGGCGAGGGTGTAGGCTGGGTGGACGAGCGGAGCCTCAGAACGCCAGAGGAGCACGAGATGGCGAGCGCCCAGGGTGCGAGCTAGCGAGCGCTCAGCTTCTGCGCGATATCAAGCGCCCAGGGCACTCGCTGTCTAGCGCCCGCCATCTTGCGCCCAGCATCTTGCGCCCGTGCGCAGCGGGTTAATGCCTGTTACAATCTAAGGGCAAGGAGGCATAAACCATATGGGGCAGTGGTCAACCGGTTCCCAGGCGCGCACTGGCTCATTCTCTGAGCCCGCGGGCGGCGGCATCGCCGATGCCTCCAATGACGGCTACTACCACGTCTGGTTCTGGCCGGGCGGGAAGTCTGAATGTGAGTGCGCCGCCTTCCGGGTCTTCGGCAAGGGGTGCAAGCACATCACCGCGGTGAAGGAGTCGATCCGCAAGGGAGCCCCAGCTGAGGGGGTGATCTCCTTCTTCGGCGGCAGCAAGTGACGGGAAGGGCCGCGATTCAGACGCGGCCGATCGGATCACTCAGCTTTCAGCGCAGGGCGTCAGCTGCAGTCCCTCTGACGTCATCGTCAGCCTCGAGCTCACCCTTCCGCTGCCGCCACCGCAGCTCGCTCTTGACGGTCCCCTTGAAGGGTGACCTCTCTTCAGCACCTCTTCAGAAGGGCAGCTTGAAGTTGGCTAGTTTCGATGGCCCCTCCATCCTAGCCCCTGCGACCGAAGCCCGCACGACGGGCAGCTCGCCCACCGCCGCAGCTCGACACCCGTGCAAACCGCCCACCCCCATGGTATGATGGGCGGGCAACCAACCACACTGGAGAGACAATGACCCCGACCCCGTTCGAACAGGCAGCCCGCAACGGTGCCACCCTCTACGGCAACATGATCGCAGCCTACAGCGTGAACGCCCAGATCCACCAGCTCATGCAGGAGGAGGCTGAGCTCAACCGCCAGGGCGGCGGCGCTCCCGGATACTACGAGGTCGCCTCGATCGGCCTTCGCTGGTCTGAACTTACCACCGCTTTCACCTACGGGGAGGCTTAATCATGGGACCCATCTCTGCGCTCGCCGCCGTTGCGGGCATCTACACCTCCATGCTCTGGCTCACCGCTCGCCGTCTGAAGCAGGTGACCGAAGCCTTCGTCCGTCGCGAGGCTGAGATCGATGCGAAGGAGCAGGAGCTCCTCAAGAAGATGCACCAGAGCGCCCGCCCAAACGAGTTCTAATCGTGCGCGGCCCGGGTGCGGTGATACAATGGGCAGGCAACTAACCAAGGAGACAACATGAACACGATCATCCTCTTCCTCGTCGGCCTCTTCAACGTCGCGAAGGCCCCCACCCTCGAGGGCCACGTCTACACCGGCGGCCTCGAGGCGGAAGCGATCTACGTCCCGGCCGGCTGGGAAGGACCGGTCGTCGCCCTGCCCCTGGACGAGACGGTGTTCTAACCCGTGCGGGTCCTCCGCAACCTGATACAATATAGGAGCAAGGAGGAATCATGGCACACACGAATCGCCACACGCTGAAGGCCACAGCGCTGAAGAAGCTTGACACCCTCAGGCTTCTCCGCGGCTTCGATCGAGCTGCCCACTTCGCCGCCGGTGGCACACCGGCCGACTGGCGGGGTGAGCACAGCGTCCGACCGGACAAGCGGCGGGAATCAAATCGGAAGGCATGCCGGGGTCCGGTCAAGGACCTCTAGCACGCCACTCGGAGATGGCACGATCTGGAGACCATATCGGCAATGCCGACGGTCGTGCGATCCCCTAGTTGCGTGGTAGAATAACGGGGCAAGGAGGCACAATGGACTGCAAGCACTGCGGCATCGAGTTCAATCCGGACACCCCTCAGAAGCGCTCGGTCGGCGGCCGGATCAACGAGTGCCCGGACTGTGTGGAAGAGCTGGGCACCGAGACAGCGGTCCCCTATGCGGGGGTCGCGGCGGGCGACGGAAAGGGCGTCGGCGTCACCGTCCTCGCCTTCGGGTCGAACAAGGACCGCGAGGCCTATGTGAAGGCGTGGCGATCCAACAGCGGACAGAACGTGGGCAAGGCCTGTCAGATGTCCAACAGTAATAGTTACATGGGCAATCTGAAGTTCAAGAAGGTGGGTGAGTCCGGCTCGATCGGAACGAACCACAAGGGCCGCCTCTGACCCGTGCGACGGACCGGTGCGGTGGTAGAATAACGAAGCAAGGAGGAATCATGGAATACGTCACTCTCACTCGGGTCAAGGACCCCTCCAAGAACCGCTGGTTGGCGGCTGTCAGCCGAGACTACATGGTCCCGCGGAATGCCACTGTCTTCGCTGGATGGGGCCCCTACGACGACCGAATCGCGGTCTGGGTGGGTGAGGACGGCAGGGGATTCGGGGCGATCGACAAGGACCCGGCGGGTTATGTCGAGCTCTCCGCTGCGATTGATCGCGGTGACCTCGACTTCGAGTCGAACCATCCGGGCGTCGATGAGTACGAGTTCGAGCCAGGCACCTTCGACCCTTCCGATGAGACCATCGAGTTCGAAGTGGGGTCCTCCCTCTTCTAGTCTCGTGCATCGAGACCGGTCAGTGATAGAATAACCAAGCCAACCAAGGAGATAACAATGACCGTCGCTGAACTGATCAAGGAACTTCAGGCTCTCCCCGGCGACATGAAGGTCCAGGTCCTCGACTCGGAAAGGGGGGATCCCGAGGACATCGTCCAGGTCTCCCGGGGTTCCTGGGGCGGGCCGCTCGACGACGACGAGGACCTCGACCTCGACAGCATGATGAACGGCGAGTTCATCCAGGACGACGAGAACGGTCAGATCGCGGTGCTCGTCATCTGGTGATCCCGTGCGACGGACCCAGACAGTGATACAATAATCAAGCAAGGCGGCGGTGATGGACACCGCCCTGGAGGACGGAATCATGGATCAAGACATGGCTCAGCTCGCTGACATCCTCGTGGATTGGTGCGACATGGATCTCGAAGGTGACAGCTTCGCCGGGGCGAGCTCGACGGTCGTCGCCCAGACGATGGTCAAGTGCCTCGCCTTCACCCTGTCGCACGATCCGAATGCCCGCGAGGTCCTTGATCGGATCGTCCGCAAAGAGATGGCTGAGATCCGGGCTCGGTTCGAGGAATACGATCGCTGATCCCGTGCGAATGAACGGGAACCTGGTACAATAATCAAGCCAATCACGGCAACAAACGAAAGGAAGGAAACAATGGCCAAGGACATCAAGATCTCTGACGTGACGGTGGTGGACGGAAAGGCGGTGGTCTTCGGCACGGTCGGTGACCAGTCGTTCCAGGCCTCCCAGCTCCAGTGGGGCGGCAAGGTCCTCATGCACGTCACCGGTGGGGACTTCGATCGTGGGACCCGGATCGCCATCGGACATGCGGCCAAGAAGGCCGTCCGTTCCCAGGGCATCGACCTCACCCCGGCCCCCCTCAAGCGCCCCCGGAAGGCGAAGGAGGCTGAGGTGGTCGCTTCGGAAGAGCCGGTGGTCCTCGCTGAGGTGACCTTTGAGGCGCAGATCGAGGGCTGAGCCCTTCAGGGCTAGGTGGGCGCTGGACATCCAGCGCTCATCTCGCGCCCAACTTATCGAGCGCCCGCCATCTAGCGCCCAGCTTCGTGCGCAGCGAATGGCCCGTGATACGATGAACAAGCAACGGAGGCAATGATGCAGAAGGCTGTCGATATCGTGAAGGTGGTCCTCGCGCAGGAGATGGTCAAGATGGAGCTCGACGCCAACGTCGAGAAGATGGTGTACCGCGGCGGCCGGGACCCGGGCGGCTGGAGCAACGGGCTCGCGCTCGCCTGCGTCATTCACGAGGGCACCGGGCTCCCTAACGACTACAACCACCCTGACCCGTTCGGCTGGTGGGACCGCATCGGAAATGATGTGAGCAAGCTTCTCGGTGAGCGGGTCTATTTCGAGTGGATCAACGGCTGCGTCGCAGCGCTCTACAAGGTCTGATATGTCAATAATCAATACGCTCTGTGCCATCATCGCTGCCGGTGTCGCAACCGGTCTCGCATTCTACGCCACTGCCGCGCTGCTCGACGTCAGCTACCGCGTCATCGCGGCAGCCCTCGACCGTCGCCGCAGCGGGCCGCCGCCGCCCTAACCCTACACTGGGCGACCCGGCGGCGCACGCTGCAGCATCCCGTGCGGGCGGACCTGCAGATGGTATGATGGTGGGGCAAGGAGGCAAGATGAAGACGAAGTCGATCGAGCAGTACCGGGCGGACTACAAGGACCTGCAGGACTTCTCGGCCCGCTTCGGGGTGAGCCCGGCGGACTTCAACGCCCGGGTGCGCAAGGCCCTCGGCCGCGGGACCCCGACCCCCCTCGCATGGACCCACCACGCCCGCACGGTGGCCGAGACCATCAGCGGCGGACGCTGCTGCCCGAAGGCGGTGGAGGTCCCGTGCTGCTGCATCGTCAGTTACAGCTGCCCCGACCACGGGGTCCGGTGCCGGGGCTCTCACGACTGAGGCTCGTGCGGGCGGATGGCGTGGTGGTAGAATGACAGGGCAAGGAGGCAACATGGTCAACGTCACTCGGATCCGCTTCTTCCAGACCTCGGCCGACATCCGCGAGACGGTCCTCGCTGCGAAGGCCAAGTTCGAGGCCGAGCACCCCGGTCGCTGGGTGCTCCGCATGCCCACCATCGTCGCGGCCTCCCCGGGCGATGCTGATGGCAACCGCTGGGTCGACATCGAGCTCCGGTGGATCCGCTGAGCCCGTGCGGGCTGGGCGCCACCTGGTAGAATAACCAAGCCAACAACAACCAAACAAGGAAAGAACAAATGGCCAAGGACATCACCATCTCCTCCGTCTCCTCCATCGATGGGGTCCCGACCGTGGTCGGCACCGCCGGCGGGGTCCCCTTCACCGCCACCCGCCTCCAGTGGGGCTCGAAGGTCCTCATGCACGTCGCGGCCCGCGACCTCGACCGCGGCACGCGAATCGCGGTGGGCCACGCCGCCAAGAAGGCGGTCCGTGAGGCCGGTCTGGACCTCGCCCCGGCCCCGCTCAAGCGGCCCCGCAAGGCGGCGGACCTCACGGTCACCGTGAAGGTCGAGCCGACCGAGCCCCAGATCGTGGACCTGGTCGTGGACCCGACCCCGGCGCACGAGGACCTCACCGCCCTGACGGTCCCCCAGCTGAAGGCCCGTGCGAAGGCCCGCGGCCTCAAGGGCTACTCCGACCTCAACAAGCCCCAGCTCCTCGCCCTCCTTGCCTAAGGGGAGCTGGGCCGGCCGCCCCGCAAGGGGCGGCCGTTTCGTGCGGGCGGCGATGCGGATGGTACAATAATCAGGCCAAGGAGGACAGAATGGACAAGCTCTTCTTCAATCCGCGCGCCGCCACCGCCAAGCGCCGTCAGCCGGCCCACAGCCCCTCCCGCATCATTCAGGCGAACATGATCGGGTCGGCGAAGGACTGGGGCCGTGAGTGCAAGTGGTGTGGCACCTGGGAGGCGAACTGGCCTTCCAATCAGATGTACATCTGTGACAAGTGCAAGGACTGATCGAGAGGCTCGTGCGGGCTGACAGCGACCTGGTACAATGAGAAGGTAAGGAACCACGGACCAAGGAGAACGAAATGAGCACCGCCAACCTTCGCTGGAGCTTCTCGATCACGGACATCCGCCGCTCGGCCACAGGCCAGATCGCGGTGAGCGGGGTGGCCCGGTCCCCGGAAGGCACGGAGCACAAGTTCGTCGCGACGGATCGGATGGACCCCCGGTACCCCACCCGGTTCAAGGTCAACTGGAATGGCCTCCTGCCCCGGATGCCCAAGCCGGTCGGGCACGGGGTCAAGGACGAGGTCCTCGCCTGCACCGCCGGGGTCGATGAGGACCTGTTCATGGGGCGTGGGGCCCGAGTGGCCATCGCCCGGATGTGCAAGGACCTGGTCTCCAACGGGGCCTTCTGATGGGGCCGGGCGACCTCGTCCGCCTCAGCCCTGAGCTGTGGACCCACGAATACGCTGGGCGGCTCGCCATGGTCGTGGGCAATGCCGACTACGAGATGGACGAGCATTATAGTGACAGGCTCATCATCGTGGCGGACCCAACCTGCCCAGGCGCCCTCATCTCCTGCTGGCCAGAGGAGCTTCTGCCCTGGGATGCTGACCTGGAGCAGCGGGCCATATAACCACCCATCTTCGATCAAAACGACGCGCGAGGTTTGAACGCTGCGACCCGTGCGACCCAATGCAGCAGTGGTAGAATAGAGGAGCAAGGAGGCAGTGATGGACAGCGACGATGACTACTGGGACCGTGACTTCGATGAGGACTCCGACGATGAGTACGATGCGATCCGCGACTGGGCCCTGATGACGGGCCAGACCTACGACGAGGTGAATGAGCAGCGAAAGGATGGGATCCTGGGTCGGCCCAGGGGCTGATGGTTCGTGCGGGATCCTCCCGCGATGATACAATGATCAAGTGGACAACGATTCTGGAGGCAAGATGAGCAACAGCAACATCGAGTTCGTGACCCGCCCCTCGCAGCCCAGCTGCGACTCCTGCGGCCGACCCACCCGGGTGGGCTTCGAGGCCCTGGTCAACGGGACTCCGGTCCTCTTCGACTGCGACCCCTGTGCCCGCCGCACCTACGGCAACGGCGCGGTCGAGGCAGCGATCGAAGTGGACCGCCAGCGGGCCTTCACGAAGGCAGCTGTGGGTGGCCTGTGGTAGGCGGCCTGAAGGTGGGCGACACCGTGCGGTTCGATGCGACCGCGGGTGGCATGACCCTGGGTGACTGGGAGATGGAGCCCGACGACGGCTTCGGCCGCTTCATCAAGCACTGCAACGGCCTCCTGGGCGAGGTGATGGAGATCGACCCCGATGACCCCGACTACGTCTCAGTCCACTTCCAGGACGGTGAGCTCCTCGACGATGTGCACATCGATCACCTGATCCCGGTCACCGGCGTCAGGATCCTGTCGCCCAGGCTCGCCGCATGACGGTGCACCTCGGGCAGCTCAGGAAGTGGCATCACCCGGTCGAGGGGCAGTCTGACTTCTTTGTCGTGGTCAGGCGGATCGGGAAGTTCGTTCCGAACGGATCACGGGCAGGTGCCTCGAGGATCGATCACTGGGAGCTCCTCCACGACGGGCAGATCAGCACCGGCTGGCCCGAGGATCTGATCATGGAGGAGAGCGTCCCGTGCAGCGAGATCCAGTGAACAACCCGCCCAGGGGCGGTATGATCTTCAAGGAGACTAGATGAGCGAACGAACTGGATTCACCTACCCGCATCCCGATGACATGCCCCGGGCAGTCGCCGAGGCCTGCTGGGATGTCTACTGGGGCCGAGAACCTGAACGGGCGGGCCGTCTGCTGCGGGACAAGTACGGGACGATCGAGTGGGTCTACCGGATGGCGGAGGAGGTCCACTCCGTCAACGGGATCCCGTTCAACGCGGAGGCGAAGCGGAAGCTTCGCTCAGCCTTCACCGGTGTGCCCATCGAAGAGCTGCGCAAGAGGAAGCCCAAGTGACCCGCAGCTCGATGCCCTGGAACCAATTGAACGAGACGATCGAGTGTCTCCGGCGCGAGGCTGCTGCGATGGAGAGGTCGCCGTCGGCTGCCGTCAAGGAGGCAGCGAAGGACATGAGACGGCACATCGAGATGCTCGAGGCAGAGCGCCGGCTCTACGACCCGAGGCCCCACATCCTGTGAGACACATGGATCACATTGCCCTTCGTCACCCCGTGCCGATCTTCGTCGCCGCAGGACTTGTCTCTCCCTTCATCACCTTCAGCCTCATCAGGCTGATCGAGCGGCTCATGTAGCTCTCGTGCGTTGCAATGATACATTGATACAATGATCACAGGAGGCAATATGGTCATCGACATTCTGGCTCTTCTGACCCTCGCTCTCGTCTCTGGCTGGATGCTCGGCAGCCTGCAGCTCTGGCTCGGGGATCACCAGTGAGCGGTGACCAGATCTGGCGGTTCGAGGACTGGGGTGGGCTCCCGCTCGGTCGCATCCAGGGCGCAGCGCTCCACCGCAGCGGGACAGCCCCGGTGCTTGGGGATCTCTCCGTCCGAGACCTGATGGTGCAGGCGCTGGCGGGTGAGCCCCATCCTGTGGGCATCTACATCCTGTTCGAGGGCGAGCAGATCATGTACGCGGGCAAGACCCATGGGCGCTCGCTGGCTGAGAGACTGATCACCCATCTCGACAGCCGGACCCCGACGGGCGGTGGCTGGTCGATGTCCTGTGCGGCTGCAGCCATGGTGCACCAGGGCCTGTCCCCGAACCGGGTGGAGGCAGTGGACCGGCTGATGGGGATGCGGGTGCTCTGGGCCCATGTCCCGCCACCCACGAACGGCAGGGACCACCAGCACCAGATCGCGGTGATCGAGAACCGGCTCAAGTGGGCAGGAGCGTTGGATCCAACTCTCGTCTCTCTCAAGGACCGGCAGCGTTCCTACTTCACGGTGGGCGGATACCGAGAGATCCGCCAGGTGACCACGATCGCCGGCAGCTGACCCGTGCACTGGCAGGCGCTGATGGTATGATTGAGGAGCAAGGAGGACGGAATGCACATCAGCAGCTTCCACTCAGTCTCGATCCACGAGACGCTCAATGACGACGGCATCAACTGGACCCAGTTCTACGTCGTCTACCAGGGCTTGTCCGGTGCCCGTCGAGTCGGGGTCCACCCCATCGGAACCCCTCACGAGATTCTCAGGCGTCTCTACCCTGGGATCGGTCACATCCCACAACCTCCCGTGCAGCGCTGAGCTGGGGTGGTATGATCTACACACAATGGAGGACAACATGGACGCGCTCCAGATCGCCACCCTCATCAATCTCACCGCCGACGCAGCCCACGCTGGGAATCTCCCACTGAAGACCGCATCTGGCATCATCCGTGAGCTCTGGCGCCTCGCCGCCGCGGCGGGTCACAGTGCCGCTGTTGATGCTCAGCTTCAGGAGTGGTCCGAGGCTGAGATGGAGGTCGCGACCGCTGCCCTCCCCCGGGACGGCTCCGCCGCGATCTGACCCGTGCGAATCCGCCGCGACCTGATACAATAAAGCGGCAACCGAGGACAACATGAACAACACCATCCGCACCACCATCAGCCGCACCCTTGACTTCATCGCCGACACCTGGCTGCCCCTCGGCGTCGTGCTCATGTGCTTCGCGGCGTATCTCATCGGCTGAGGTCCCGTGCGACCGACCCGATTGATGGTATAATATCAAGGTCCGGAACCAAGGAGGACATCAATGAACGGTCTCAACTTCATCGTCGAAACGAAGGTCGCCCCCGCTGGTGTCATCGCGAACCTCTACGTCCAGGGTCTGACCGAGGACGTCTGGAAGACCTACATCAGCGCGATCCCCATGGGTCACTACGTCGTCACCGGTGACTGGGGAACCTCCGAGGATGACGCGGTCATCCTTCTGAAGCGGGTCATCGAGAAGGAGGTCAAGAAGTTGTCCAATCACCGTGATCCCCGTCCTTCCCAGGTCCGACGGGTCGAACTCCTGAAGATGGGTCTCGCGTCGATCTGACCCGTGCGGGTGACGACGGAAGTGATACAATGAACACACCAACCAAGGAGATCAACATGAACGGTTTCGTCGTCACCCTCCCCTCGTCGGCCGGCACCCCCTGCTTCCTGGTCACCCCCGGTCGGGTGGGTCAGCCCGTCCACACCTGGTATCCCTGGGCCCGGGCGACCTTCGTCGCCGCCGTCTTCCCCACCCAGCACGAGGCCCAGGCGGCCCTCAAGTGGATGAAGGAAATCCACAGCTACATCGCCCCTGAGCTCAACGGCGGCCTCACCGCGCGCCTCTGGCAGGCCCAGGTGGTCCCCGTCGCCGAGGTGGCCGGGATCGAGTTCGAGGCTCCCTGAGCCCGTGCGGGTCGGAATGCTGGTGGTAGAATATCTTCACAAGGAGGCAACATGGTCAAGTTCAAGTACAAGGTCGGCAGCACCATCAAGTACCGCGCCTTCGACGGCGAGGTCCGGACCGTGGTGGTCGAGGAGAAGTCCTCCGACATCAAGAACGGCCGGCCCGGCTTCGACGGCACCACCACGTCCGGCATGGACTGCTGGGGCTACGACGACCAAATCATCTCGGTGGTCAAGTTCTAGTCCCGTGCGGGCTGCAAGGAACCTGGTAGAATAATCTGGCCAACAACAACAAACAAAGGAAGGACAACATGGCGAAGGACATCAAGGTTTCGGAAGTGGTCGCGGTCGAGGACGGCAACATCGTGGTCCGTGGCACGGTGGGCGAGACGGCCTTCGAGGCGAAGACCCTCCGCTGGGGCTCCAAGATGCTGATGCACGTGACCGGCGGTGACTTCGACCGCGGGACCCGGGTCTCGATCGGTCATCGTGCGAAGGCCGCGGTGAAGGCAGCGGGGATGACCCTGCCCGAGGCGGTCCTCAAGCGGCCCCGGAAGGCGAAGGAGGCCGAGATGGCCGCGGTGGTCCCGGTCCTGACGGCCGATGAGGTGGTCAGCAGCGAGGCCGCGGCGATGATGGCGAAGCTGGACCTCGTCCTCGGTGACGACGGCTTCTTCGGGCTCGAGGCGGCGGTCTAAGCCGCCGGCCCTCCGGGTCATTCGTGCGAATCCGAAATTGATTGGTATAATAAGGGGGCCAAGGAGGAAATCAATGGCTCTCACTCTCACCGAAATTCGAAAGCTCAAGCCCAGCACCCTCACCATTATTAAGAAGTGCCAACTTCTTGGGACTCCTGTCCATTACTGGCTCACCAATCGCACCAACTCTGCTTGGGCCACCTACCCTGTTCAACCTGATCCCAGCCTCCACCTGAACCCCAGTGATCAAATCGAAATCCTCGATATTCTCGAGGCCTCCAAAGATCGAAACTTCGGATACCAATATACTCGGCTCCTTGCCCGCAACTCCAATGGCATCGAGTTCACCATCCATGCCAAGGAAATCTCTCGATTCCTCAGCCTCTAAATCCTTGGCCCCGGCCTCAATGGCCGGGGCCCTTCGTGCGGGCGGCGGAAATGATGGTATGATGCCGAAGCAAGGAGGACAGAATGAAGATCTCTGAACTGATCGCGATTCTCACGACCACCCTCGAGACCGACGGCGACCTCCCGGTGATGATCCCCACCCTCTACAACTCCTCGGTCCTGGACGAACCCCAGGATGTGGCGGTCCTCTTCGGGGACAGCACTGATCCGGACTACTCTCAGCCCGAAGATCACCCCTCCGGCCGGTACCTCTTCATTGGGGGACAGGCCTGAGGGTCCCGTGCGAATCCGAAATCAATTGGTATAATGAATAGGCCAAGGAGGACAAATGGCTCTCAACCTCACCATCATCCGGAACACCAACCCCTCCACCCTCACCATCACCAAGAAAACCTGCATCAACTTCAACCCCCGCATTCCCAACCTTGTTTCCCGGCATCCCGGCCCCTACAATTCCTACCCCATCAATCCTGATCCCTCCTCCCACCTGAACCCCGGTGATCAAGTCCAGCTCCTGGCCATCCTCACTGCCAAGCAAGCCGGCTATGCCCACCCCCAGCTCCACCTCAAAACCCAATCCGGCATTGAGTTCTACTGTGATTCCTCTGATATCTCTCGATTCCTTTCCCTCTAACCACTCCGGCCCCGGCCTCACCGGCCGGGGCCTCGTGCGATCCTGACAGCTGATGGTAGAATAATCTGGCAAGGAGGCAAACATGGCGGCTCACCACTTCATCGATCAGATCCTCGCGACCAAGGCCCAGGGGCTCGACACCGGGGTGGTCATCTCTCGTGCCCTCTGGTCCGGTCTCGACCTCGACACGATCGAGGGGCTCCTCCAGATGATCGAGGTCGAGGGCTAGGCCCGTGCGACCCCACGGTCGGGTGGTAGAATAGGAGCACAAGGAGACAAAATTCTGGTCATCATCAAGATCGTAGCCGCAAACCTCTTCTTCGTGGGAAAGTAATCATGGCTGGCATCGGTATCTTGGCCGGACTTCTGTTTATGCACTTCTTCTGCAAGGACAAGGAGACTCATGGAGACAAGTAACGCCCCCACCCCTCGCCAGATCGCAGAGAACCTCTGGCTCCTGAACGAGATGGAGCCGGACGACCTCTTCTCGCTGCAGGCCGCCCTACAGGATGATCCTGATCCGGCTTTGGACGACCTCTGGACCCTGGTCCAAGTGCGGACCGGATCACTCGAACATTAACAATCTCAGCGCTGGAATGTAAAGTGAAGCCATGATCACAGCAGATCTCGCAATCGCAGCAGCCGTGGCACTTGTCTCGGCCTCCATCGTTCTCACTGTCTCAGCCCTGATGTCGCTGAGGCGGTTTGAGAAGCTCTATGTGATGCAGATGCAGACGATGACAGAGATCATCTACGCGATTGCGGCGTCCCGCGATGATTATGATGACGATGACCCAACGGACGAGGAGGAGCACCCACGCCCCGAGCTCGCCCCGGTGATCCCGTTCAGGGGTGGTCCCGACGGGAAGCCAGATGACCCAGCATAGAGAGGAATAGCATGAACCAATTTGAGATCCGTTTGACCCCGCGCACCGATAAGAACGGGGATGAGTACCTGATCGGAGGAGCCGATCTGCCCGCCCTGGTCGATCTCCGCGATGCCACCTTCGTCGTCTTCTACCCGAAGGACGAAGAGGCTCTAAAGCCAGGCGAGCGCCCCCGGGCCACCCTGGTGATCCGCAAGCGGCAGCCGCAGACGGGCAACACCAAGCGTGGCGAGGATGAGTGATGGACCGCGCAGGGAAGCGCCAGATTGTGATCGAGCGGCGGCCTGACCAGCCACCAAGCGATGAGACCCCGATCACCCCGGATGATCCCCGCGCTGAGCCTGACCTCTTTGAGGCGATGCTCACTGATGCTGAGGAATTTGATTGGGAACAGGTGATCACCTTCTAGGGAGGCGCGATGGAGCCGGAGACCGAGATACCAGGGCTGATTGCGATCAGCGAGACACACAACCCGGGCGGCGGGTCGACGTTCACCTTCGAGATCGAGGATGACAAGGTGGACCAGTTCTTTCAGGCCTTCGGTCTCCAGCCCGGCGATCAGGAGGGATTCCAGCGGGTGGTGATCGAAGCGATTGAAGCGATGATCGCCCGCGGAGCGAGGAACCAATGACTGAAGAGAAGGACAAGGCGCTGTGTGCCAAATACCCAAAGATCTTCCGTAACAGGCGGGGTGATCCGAAGCAGACGCTCATGTGCTTCGGCTTCGAGCATGACGACGGCTGGTATGACATCATCGACACCCTGTGCCACACAATCCAGCATCACCTTGACTGGAAGCGCGGGATGGACGAGTTCAAGTCTCTGCCCGACGAGGCGTGGGATGAGAGTCACCAGACGGTCGCTGTGCAGGTGAAGGAGAAGTGGGGCGGGCTCCGCTTCTATGTGAATAGCAGCGACCACTACATCGACGGCGCAATCGCTCTCGCTGAATCGCTCAGCCTCAGAACCTGTGAGATCTGTGGTTCACCTGGGAAGCCCCGCGGCGGGGGCTGGGTTCGCACTCTGTGCGACGGTCACTTCAAGTGATAGGATAGATGTAGGAAGGGAGGTTCCATGAACTTCAGGATGTCGAAGATGGCTGAGGGGATCCTGGTGGTCGAGGTGGAGGACAGGGACACCGGGCCCATCGTCGACCGGCTCTCTGACCAGAACCACGGCTATGCGATCCGCGGCATCGAGTCCCCCGTGGCAGTGATCGACGGGCGGATCAGCAAGAAGAAGTGGTGCACTCCCGACCACCTGCTGGCGATCGAGGCCCACGAGCTGGGTCACATCCTCGCTGACACGGATGACGAGCCCACCGCCGAGCGGAAGGCGATTGAGATCCTCGAGGAGCACGGCTTCATCGGCGCCGCACAGATCCTGCGAGAGCGCGGTGTCCTGGTAGAATAGGGTCACGGAGAGGAACAATGCTCAAGATCTTGCTGACCGCCGGTGAGATGAACCAGGTGAAGGCGCTCCTCGACGGAGGCTACCGCAACAAGATCGAGGCGATCAAGGTGGTCCGCGGCGCCTCCCGTCACCAGACCGCTGACCTCTTCGATCCGTCCAGGATGCGGCCGGGCGTCGGACTGAAGGAGGCGAAGGAGGCGGTCGAGACGCTGATGGCTGACATGGGCATGAAGCACCCCGACGGGTCCCCTGCCCTCCACCCCGCGAACCCCTCGGGCTGCATCGTCCCCTTCCAGCCGATCAAGAGCATCACCGTCAACATGGGCGGCGGTGATGTGGTCGTCGACATGGAGGAGATGGCGCTCAAGTTCAGCGAAGGCCTCACCTCCCTGCCCCTCGCCGATGTGAAGCGCCTCTTCGACCTCTGGCAGAGGATCAAGGACTGGGAGGACGGGAAGTAGAGCCCGTGCCTCTCCTGTCACACATGGTAGAATAGGATCATGGAGGACAGAATGGACAACGTCATCTCGGGTTTCCACCAGCTCATGAACGTCGATCACATCGCCTGGTCCGATGGTCCCGGCTGGCTCCTCGCCCTTGTGATTGGATGGGTCGTGATGCTCGCGGTCGCGGCGCGAGCCTGATACATTAGCCCGCGGGGCGGTAGGATGTGGTATGCTATCGATCGGTGCAATTCTCTGGGGAGTCATTGTCGTCTGGGACATGTGGCGGGCGCTGCGGGCAAATGATCCCACCTGGGCCCTCATCCTCCGCGGGTGTTGGTCCCTGTTCACAGTGCTCCTGATCTCTGGGGGCTGGAGCCTCACCTTCCTGCTTGCCAATGTTCTGCTGTACTCAGCCACCCTCGTGATGGTGGGTTTGTCGCTCTTGGTGATGCCACCTCCGACAGCCCGCGACATGGCCCGGGTGGTGATGGAGATCGGACTTGCAATCGCTTTCGCAGCGCTCTGCTGGGCGCTCAGCTAAGGAGGAGAAGATGGTCGGTGAAGTTGTAACTCTCAAGCAGAAGTATGTCACCCGCTTCGGCACCGAGTGGCCCAAGGGGACAGAGCTGGAGGTTGAACAGAAAGTGAGGCAGGGATGGCAGATCGGCTACAAGACCCGGGACGGCCGGGTGGGAACACAGAGCATCCTGAAGGAGGAGCTCCCGCCCGAGGTAGCGAAGATGCTCGAATCACATGGCAAGCTGTAGCGGTCTGGCTGCTTGACACGGCAGTGAAGGCGGGAGCGATCCTGTTCTGGAACACAGTGATCACGGTGCTTCTACGATACTTCGATATGTGATATGTACAGACATCGAGGAGATCGAATGAGAATCACAGCATCGCAGTTGAGAAAGATCATCAAGGAAGAGCTGAGTAGAGCGGTGAATGAAGGCTACCGTGCTTTTACACCAGTTGAGAGTCTGGTTGATTATTTTTTCAGGTATCCCATGTTTGTGGAGCGTCTTGGTCTTCGCCCTCACGATTACAGAGATCCCGACCTTGGCAGTCGCATCGCCGCGTGGATGAAGAGTAGCGATGAGTTCTTAGGTTATGAGCCCGAGGAATACGATGAGGCTGCGATGGAGATCGCCCTCCGGCTCGGTGATCAGTTCCGCGGTAGCGAAGAGGGAAGGGCGGCATTCAAGCGCATGAAGAGCCACTACGAGCGTGACATCGAGGATCCATACGGTCCTGAGTCAGACTACTAATCCTATCACTAGGGCGCCACGGACCGCAGGAGATGCGATCTGGCGGCGCCCGATGTGCATCACGGGGTTGGGATCCCGATGCAAGGGGCGCGATCTGGCGCTGACCTGGGCCATAGATAGAAGGGGAGGCACAAGATGGCGATTGAGACAGGGACGGCGGTGAGAACAGCATCACCCGACAAATGGAAGACATGGGGCTGGATAAACATGAACGGAGAGATCCGTCGCGCGTTGCTAGAGCCAGACAGGATCTACACTGTGACAATCGCTTCTTCTCGATTCAAGAAGGCTGATGGAACTTACCAGTCTGTGACCAAGATGACCTGTCCGGTGACAGGTGTCGAGCTAATGGCTGAGAGATCTACGATCGTCGAGGATATGTAGCCAGAAAGGAGATAGACCATGAGAATCACCGAGAGCCAGCTTCGCCGCATTGTCCGCGAGGAGCTAAATGAGATGCGGAAGTCTGGCATCACGCTTCGCGTCAACCCAGAGACAGGCGAGTACGAGGAATCAGGGCTGGAGGATTTCCCAGGCGCCGGAGCGGAGCGAGCCCGCTACCAGAAAGCATCCCAGCATATGTTCAGGCGACCCAAGATCACTGACCCTGACCTGGGCGACAAGTTCGAAAGGATGATGGCGAGCCTCGACCTAGATGAGCCAGGGGAATACCTGCCATCGATGTTCACAGGCACTGCGGCTGACAATGTCGCTCGGTTCAATGACGAGATCTCCAGCAAGCTTCCCATGAAGGGAAGCATGTTTAAGCCTGCCAGGGGCTCAGTCAAAACTGATGACTTTGTTGGAACATATGAGATCAAACGAGTTCCGGGCGAGCCTGAATTGTTCGAGGCTAGCGTGATGAGAGGCGAAGATCCTGACACTGAAGCTGGTGTCGCCTCCGCTGATACACCCTACGAAGCCGTTATGAATGCCGTCGAGAATGCGAGCTACGGTCGCGGATCACCCTTCTACGGTAGCTTCTAACTCCACCTCGGGCCCCGTCACTGGGGCCCGATCTGTGTTCGTGCGCTGACACCTCCAGATGGTATGATGGTGAGGTAAGGAGGAAAGAATGACCACCGACACCGCCATCTGGGGCACCGTCTCGATCGCCGGCTCTCTCTTCATCGCCAATGTCGCAGCCCTCGTCTACCTCTCCGGGATCTGCCCGCTGATCAGCTGCCTCAACTGAGGCCCGTGCGATCGTCGGCTGACATGGTAGAATAACCTCACAACCAAGGAAGACAACATGGCCGCCACCGAAGAGCAGATCGATCTCCACTCCTTCCACTCCGACGTCTACAAGGAGGTCTACAACATCCGGCCCCGCTGGCTCCGCCCGGAGGACCGGACGGTCGAGGAGTGGCGGTGGATGATCAGCCTCATGATCGAAGAGGGGCAGGAGATGGCCCGCCGCGAGGCTGAGCACGAGGCTGCTCACCGGGCCTGGGTGGCTGAGGTCACCGATCCCAGCCCGCTGCGGGTCCCGCTGGCCGCCTTCATGGTGGGCTGAGACCCGTGCGCCTCGGGCGCTGAATGGTATGATGGTGAGGCAAGGAACCACAGACCAAGGAGCTCAACATGGCCGCTGCAAACCTCCGCTGGACCTTCAAGATCACCTCCGTCACGACCTCGCCCCTGGGCACCACCGCGGTCTCCGGCATCGCCCGCGGCCCCGAAGGCCAGGAGCACCGCTTCGTGGCCACCGACCGCATGGACCCCCGCTACCCGACCCGGTTCAAGGTGAACTGGAACGGGCTCCTCCCCCGGATGCCGAAGCCCGTCGGCCACGGTGTCCCCGAGGCCACCCTGTCCGTGACCGAGGGGCACGACCCGGAGCTGCTGATCGGCCGCGGCGGTCGGGTGGCGATCGCCCGGATGTGCAAGGAGCTGGTCCACGGCTAGGGGCTGGGCAGGGGGCACTGCCGCCCTGCTTCTGCAGTACAGCTGCCCACCCTGCTGCCCCGGGCTGGGCAGGGCTGTATTGGAAGCATCGGTGCCCCCAGAGGGCAGGGGGCGCCCTAGCCCCACCCCAGGAGGGGGGCTGGAGGGGGCGCCCGGGGTGCCCGCCCTGGGGTCCCAAGCCCACCGGGGCCCCCTGCAGGGCGGCAGGGCCGCCCAAGGCTCCGCCGACCGCCCGGAAATTTTCCGACCTAACCAAGTCCCTGCCAGTTCCCGGATCGCTGAATTTTCCCCCTTCCCGCGATCTCCCGAAAATTTCCCGGGAAAATTTGACCCGAAGGGCCCCTCGCCCACGTCGCCTGCCGAGGGCTCTCGCGCGAGCTCAAAAATCTGGACCGAGAGAATTTTGGGAATCGAAAGTGGGCCCAAAAATTTCCCGGGAAAAATAGGTCACTTTTTGAGCTTTGATATGTAGTAGTACTGGAACTAGATCATGAGACTAACAGAGTCAGAGATTCGTCAGTTAATTCGTGAGGGACTTTTCGGGAGCGATACACCTGATCAGGAAGATGTCAAGCGCAAGATTCGAAAGTCATTGCCCGCGAGTGTGGTTGACAAGATGGAATCAAACATCCAGCGGATCAAGCTAGGAAATCACCTCCGGTTCTATAGATGGTTCAAAGACGAGTTTGGCGCGCTTGCTGATACTCGATTTCAGATTGATCCCAGTCTTCTAGGCACCCTAGCGGGTGGCGTCGCCAAGGACTATGTTCTCATTGGAAAAAAGCCCGATCCCGAGGATGCAGGAGTTGTGAAGGAGCTAATTGATGCCGCAGCAGCGGCACCCGATGTGACAGGAATCAGCTGGTTCATGGGCACTTGCTATCGCGGCATGGTGATGCCCGCTCTGAGATTCATCAAAGGAGTGGATGCGTCAGCATTCGAGGAAAGCAAGGAGGAGCCTGGTTGGTTCTCCGACCCAATTGGTAGATTTCGGGGCGAGACAACCTTATATCCCATGGTATCAAACTACTACGATTTTGCGAAGAGAAAGCAGCAGGACTTCTTCGTCTCATTTAGCACGAAGCGGAGCACTGCACGTAGCTTCACCGAGGAAGATCACGCTTATGGCTTTTGGGCTCGGGCCGCAGCAGAGTCGGGCCGAGAAAACGTTGAGGTCGTGAACCCGTTGTTTGAGTGCCGGCCCCTTAGCGCAGGCGCTGTATTGGATCCTCGTGTTCGGGCTAAGACGATCGACCGAGAGATGAATGAGGGCCTCAATGAGGTTCTTGGCTGTCCTTACATCGACAAGAACATTCAGATTGATCGGATATTCATTCCCTATGAGAGCCTTGAGAAATCGATCGAGAAATTTGGGCGCGGGAAGCTAAAGTCTTACAGGGAAAAGCTCGACGAGAGACGCATTCGAACATACATAGTGGGTGAAGATCTCGTAATTGATCGAAGAGATTTTATAAATAAGTAGGAATATCGAGGAATTCACATGAGAATCACACACAGCCAGCTGAGAAGGATCATCAAGGAGGAGGTCTTTCGAGGGCTTCGTGAGATGTCAATGCATGGTGAAGAAAAATCTTCTGGTGGCGACATTGTTACCATGATCGCTGATGAGCTTAGGTCTGATCTTGAGATGGACCCGGATCTAATGATGTCAGCCCAGATAGCCCTCGAGATGTTCACAGATCCCGATGCTTATGAGGAGCGCTCAAGACAAGAGAGGCGTCAAGCCTCCTTCTTTGTCGATGATTACATTGGATCAAGACTTTCTAACTACGAAATATTCGAAGAATCTGAGATTGCCAAGTATGTTCCCAAGATACTAGGTCATGTTCTAGGTGCTCCTGTCGGGAGTGGGCACAGCCAGGATGAGATCGAGGATCGTGCAAGAGAGTTTGTGAACGATCTAGATGCCTGGGAGCTAGAGAGCGACATCATGAGTGATATGGCGGGAGGCGCTCCTGTCCCGCGGCACCTGGCATCGCGCTGGGGTGACTGGTCTCCTGAAGAGATTCAGGCAGTCATTGATCTTGTTATGGACATGAGTACAGGTCGTAGAAGGCGCATGTAGCTGTTGTTCTCCATGCATAGATCCATGCAGATCCTTCGCCAGCTGATCCGTGAGCAAATCGAGTCGTGGAGCGCGGCGTCCGGCGCGGCGATCGCGTTCTTCTCGCCCTTTCCTGATTACATCGTCTTTGTCGCGTATGATGTCCAGTCTCTGAACGGCGCCCTCTTCGGTGATATTGAGAAGCCCACTGTCTATTCGACCCTGTATCTCTATTCCGATCCTTTTGAGCATTGCAACGGTGCTTTCCAGGTTTCTCGCGCCGACTCAAGTGTGCCTCGTGCTGGCTGGGGCTCTGATGTGCATCTCGCCGCAATTGGTACTTTGGGGACCGTCATGCCTGATCGGCACTCAAACACAGTCGCGAGCACACGAACCTGGTTGTCTCTCATCCGGCGCAATCTGATTGTGGGTGAGCCACTGCCAGATGTGTGCCTGGGCGATGAGATCGACGGGGTTCGTGGATATGAGGAGCCGGCGCTGAACATGTCATATAGCCTCGCTGGTTCTCTTCCTGCACACGTGATGGAGATGCTGGAGCTCGGCCAGGCACATCGAAAAAAGATTGAGGAATCTGAGCTTCTTGAGCTCGCGCAGGATCTTCTGGTTGGTCGCGTGTGACCTGCTTAATGAATCAGAGAATCAAGATATGTAGACCTATCCACATTGGAGAGATTTAAGATGAACAGGCTTACACAAGGAAGGCTTCGTCAGATTATCAAAGAAGAAGTAAATTTTGCATTACGAGAAGTCGAAGATGAGGATCCTCCTCTTGGCGATCTTGTGATCAAACGAGCGGATCTAAATGTCGAATACAATGACGCCGAAACAAGCTCACAAGAGGCAAACATTGAAGTCAATTTTACTTGGATGGACTCACCGGGAGAGGCAGTAGTCTTGATTACTTCTTTTACAGTAAATTCAAGATATGTTGTTGAGAGAATAGCAGAAGAGATCAATTACTCCATTAATTACATGGAAGATACTGAAAATAAAGATTTTGTTAGTGCTCAAGACGTAAAGATGGCAATGGGGAGGAAGCTTGCTCAATTAATGAATGAGATTGAGCAGCTACAGGAAGAATACGAACAGCAAGCTCGTTATTTATAGTCCAGGATGTTATGAAAATGATAGTTTCAAGAACAAATCTCAGAAGAATAATAAAGTCAATCTTGCTCGAAGGAGAAAGCGAAGATTTTTCTTTTAAGTACGGACCTGGAGAATGGCTTGAAAATCTTGACAAGCCATCTGGATTTGATTATTACGGCGATGTTTTTTATAACTGCTCAAATTTTTATGATGATATGTCAAAATATTTTTCAGAAAATTCTTTTTATTCAAAAAAGAGCCAATTTGAAAGTGATTTGAAAAGGCATACTGGAAAAATATTAATGCTTACTGACAATATCAAGCAATATGATTTTACCAGTGATCCAATTACTCTCACATGGAAAGAAGACGATTCAAGGAGATTTAAAAAGCACCCAAGCCATGGAAATGATCGAGGCATCTGGGTTTCAACATATTCTACAATTTTTGATAAACGTATTGAAATTTATCAAATAAAGGGATTCAACAAGATAAAAGAATTTCCTGATGATGCTTATGATTATGAAATAGAAATGAATAGAATTGATAAACCTGGATCAATTATAAAGATGAGATTAGACATTATTCTAGATAGAATCTTAAATGTTAGAAGCCTTCAGGTAAAGTTGGAAGGTGTTGGTCACCAAACGATAAACAAGACAGGACCTTTTTATGAAAAAATTATCTCTATGAATCCGGAGATAGCAAAAGATCCACGTGGTCCGCTTGCATACCCGTCAAATATTGCTCTTCACGCCCTAGTTATGACTTCCATTCCAGGTTCGAGTCTCTTTGAAATTATCAGGGGTTTATGAATATTTCAATAGGCAATAAATAGCTTGACAATTTGTCCTGCTACAGAGTTTGCCTCGTCCTCAAAAAATCCTCCTACATCTTTGATGCTTGTACGACCGTAAAATTCATGCTTTCCTTGTCGCATATGGACCATCTCGTGTGCAATTGATCTGCATATATCGTGAGGATGTCGACCGCACGTGAATATTACAAGTTCGTTTGTGCTTGGGTTGAAATATGCGGTTGTTTTTATTCCGTGTTTTTCCTTGTCTCCAGTTAGCAAGACTGAGTAGTCTAGGTCTCCTATTCCAAGGTGGTCGACCGCGAAGAGACAAAATTGACAAATAAGCGCAATTGAGTCTGAGTCTTGCCCACAGCTTTTTTCTACAATTACTTTTCTCATTTTTTATCCATCCTGACGCCAGGGCCCAAAATAGAATCTGGGTGGCAAATATTACTATTATTTCTAAATATGTAGCTATGGAACTAATCATCATCACGTTGTATTATTCTACTGAGCCAGGGAGCAAGTTTGTCAATCTTTCGCGAACATAAAACTTCTGCCGATCGATCTGCTTCAGATCGTTCTCGACATAAGAAAAAGATTGAAAAGGCTATCCGAGATGGAATATCCGACATTATCTCTGAGGAATCCATCATTGGCCAAGACGGAAAGAAGAGAATTAAAATTCCAGTTCGAGGCATTAAGGAATGGCAATTTGTCTATGGCGAAAATGTCGGACAAAAAAAGATAGGCTCTGCACCGGGTCAGGATATTGAGCAAGGTCAGGTTGTTAGAAAAGGACAGCAGCAAGGTCAAGGCGGCGGAAACAAAGCAGGAAAGGACAAGGGAGAAGAAGCCTATGAGGTTGAAATCTCTCTTGAAGAGCTTGCTGAATATCTTTTTGATTCTCTAAATCTTCCTGATCTTGACAAGAAGAAGCTCAAGACAATTATGCAGGAAAAGCCAAAGCGACACGGAACTCGGACAAATGGTATTCCTCCTCGTCTCGACAAAAAGCTTTCTGCAATTGAAAGAATTAAAAGAAAGGTTGCTGCAAAGAAAGCAGGTGAAATAGAAATTGACCCACAGACCGGAGAAGAGCTTTTTCCATTTCACGAAAATGATCTAAGGTATCATCACATTAAGACAAAGCCAAAAGAGGCATCAAGCGCGGTTGTCTTCTTTATGATGGATGTCTCCGGTTCAATGACAAAGGAAGTAAAGTATATTGCACGTTCATTCTTCTTTGTTCTTTATCATTTTTTAAGATACAAATATGATAATCTAGAAATAGTCTTTATTTCACACACTACAGAAGCCCAAGAAGTTGATGAGGATTCATTTTTTAAGCGGATTGAGTCCGGAGGAACTTACATAAGTTCAGCACCTGTAATGGCAAGAGAAATTGCAATGAAGAGGTTTCACCCTTCTTCCTGGAACATTTATGCATTTCATTGTACTGATGGTGACAACTGGCCTGAAGACAACTTGAAGGCCAAGAAAGCTTTTATTGAGCTATCTGATATCTCTCAGATGGTTGGATATTGTGAGATTCTTACTGGTGCAAGATCTGCAGATAACTGGAACGAAGATATAGAAAGAACAATGTGGGGAACACTTGTCCCTATACAAAGCAATAAGTTTAAGATGAATGTGATAAAGAACTCTCAAGATATCTGGCCTGTCTTTAAGAAGCTATTTGGAGGAGTCGAAAATGTCTAATTGGACTCTGGAAGAGCTTGCTGATTGGGATAAGAGAATTTGTGATATCTCTCGTGCAAATGGTCTGAATTGGTACGAGATTGCATATGAGACATGTGATTACTTTGAGATGATAGGAAACATGTCATATCATGGCATGCCTTCTCATTTTTCTCATTGGTCTTATGGCAAGTCTTTTGAAAGAACTCACCACATGTACAATGCTGGCGCAGAAGGATTGCCATATGAACTGATAATCAACTCAAATCCATCAATTGCCTATCTAATGCTTGAGAATCCTTTATATCTTCAGATATTGATCATGGCACATTGTGTAGGTCATTCTGATTTCTTTAAAATGAATAGAACTTTTAAAGATACAGATGCTGATAATGTAACTGTAAGATTTAGAAGTGCTCGTTCTAGAATTCAATCATACATTGAGGATCCTTCTATTGGAATAGAGAGAGTTGAGAAGCTTATTGACGCTTGTCATAGCATTCAGTACCAGGTTGACAGAAGAGGGAGATTCAGAAAAGAAGAGAGAGATCTAGTTGAATCTTTCTGGAAGAACGATAAGAATACAAAAAAACTTAAGGATAATGAGTCACCTAAGCATCCTATAGCACCTGAGTATGATCTTCTTCTATTTCTTCAGGAAAATTGTAAAGACCTTAAGCCTTGGCAGAAAGATATAATAGAGATCATTAGGGGAGAGTCGCTCTACTTCATGCCACAAATTAGAACAAAGGTAATGAATGAAGGATGGGCGAGTTTTTGGCACTATAGAACACTAAATCAGCTCGACTTACCTGATAGTATGCATATTCCATTTTTAAGAATTCATAACTTAGTCCTCAGGCCCTGGGGCGGATCTATCAATCCTTATCATCTTGGATTTGAGCTCTTCAAGAAAATTGAGGAAGAAAGAGGAATTGAGGAATGTTTCATAGCAAGAGAGGTCCACAATGATGAGTCTTTTATTATGCAATATCTGGATCGAGACATTTGTGAGAAACTTAATCTCTTTACTTACTCAGCAAAGCAGAGAAATGGAGATTGGACAATTGATGATCTGTCTGATGAAGACGGATGGAAGGTCTGTCGCCAGACCCTTATAAACAGCGTCGGTGGAAATAGTATTCCCATCATCTATGTTGATGAAGTAAAAAAGGACACACTAGTCCTTGTCCATGAACATGACGGAAGGGATCTTGAGCTTGATTATGCAGATAACTGTGTAAAAAATATCAGTGAGATCTGGGGTGGTCCAGTTAAGCTGGTAACTGAAATCGAGGACGAATACTTTGAAATCTGAGAGGTCTAAGATGGATTTTCTAAAGATCATTAAGCAGCAGAGAAACGAGAGTCAAAAAGAGGCGTGGTCTGGCACACTTGTTGAATATCTTGAGATTCTTCAGAAGAATCCAGACGTTGCAAAACTTGCAGCAAGTAGACTATTTGATTCAATTGCATCATATGGCGTTGAATCTATGGAAGAGTCAGATCCTCGTTGTAAGAAGCTTTTTGACGGAGATAAGCTGAAGACTTACAAGTACTTCAAGGACGACTTCTACGGTCACGAGAGAGTGATCGCAAAGCTCATGAGATTCCTGAAGTCTGCTTCTCTCAAGGGCGAGGAGAGCCGCCAGGTCCTCCTCCTCATGGGCCCCGTAGGCTCAGGTAAGTCGGCACTTGCCGATGCCGTGAAGAAGGCTCTTGAGAAGGCTGCTGATCCTGTCTATCATCTTGAAGGATGTCCTATCCGTGAAGAGCCCCTTCACCTCCTCCCGCGTTCGCTCCGCGACCAGTTTGAAAAGCTCCTCGGCGTCCACATCGAAGGAGACCTCTGTCCGGTCTGTCGTTACCGACTAATGAACGAGTTTGGTGGAGAGTATGAGAAATTCCCTGTTGTCCGCAGTGGTTTCTCGCAGCGTGGACGGCGTGGTATCGCAGTGGTCCCTCCGATGGATGCCAACTCCCAGGACGTCTCAGCTCTCATCGGTTCCGAGGACATCTCGAAGCTAGACAAGTACTCCGAGGACGATCCTCGTGTTCTGAACCTCAACGGTGCTTTCAACGTCGGCAATCGTGGTGTCGTGGAGTTCGTTGAGATCTTCAAGAATGAGATTGAGTTCCTCCACACGATCCTCACTGCCACCCAGGAGAAGCAGGTTCCGACTCCCGGTAAGAACTCGATGCTCTACTTCGACGGTGTCATCATCTCGCACTGTAATGAATCTGAGTGGAACCGCTTCAAGTCCGAGCACACCAACGAGGCCATCCTTGACCGTGTCGTGAAGATCGAGGTCCCATACGTCCTCGAGCTCACGCAGGAAATGAAGATCTACGAGAAGATGCTTCGCAAGTCGGACTTCAAGGCACACCTTGCACCGCACACCATCAAGGTCGCTGCAATGTTCTCGGTCATGAGCCGGCTTAAGCCCTCACAGAAGTGTGATCTCCTCACTAAGATGAAGATCTACGATGGTCAGGAGGTTGTTGAGAAGGGTCGCACCAAGAAAGTTGACATAAAGGATCTTAGAGACGAGTCTAAGCATGAAGGAATGGACGGAATCTCTACGCGTTTCATTACCAAGGCAATTGATTCTACCCTTTCAGATTCTGAAAAGAACTTTATTACTCCAATGCGAGTAGTGGATTCTCTTATCAAGCAGGTGAAGGAGCAAGTAGTCGACGAGGAGAAGAAGAAGCACTATCTTGAGATTCTCCAGAAGACCATCCGAGAGGAGTACTTAAAGATCCTCGAAGGTGAGATTGCCAAGGCTTTTGTTACCGCCTATGAAGAGCAGGCCCAGAGTCTATTCGACAACTACCTTGATAATGCAGAATCTTTCACTACAAAGCAGAAGCTGAAAGATCGAATGACCTCCGAGGAGAGGGAGCCTGATGAGAAGTTCATGAAGGCAATTGAAGAACAGATTGGAATTGTTGGATCTTCCCGAGACGGATTCCGAGCAGATGTTACAGCGTATATGTTTGCCAAAGTTCGACGTGGTCAAAAAGTTGATTACAAGTCCTATGAGCCGCTCAAGGAAGCAATTGAGAGCTACCTCATTGCAACAGTCAAGGATCTTGCGAGGATTGTTACAAAGTCCAAGAGTCGAGATAACGAGCAACAGAAGAAATACTCAGAGATGGTTGAGACAATGGTAAAAGATTATGGGTATACTCCTGATTCTGCAGAGGAGATTATTACATTTGCTGCCAACAATCTCTGGAGAGATTCATAATCTTGAATATTCCAAAATTTTGATAATTTCAATTTTTCTTAAGTATTGTTTTGTTGGCTCCTTTATGAGAGAAAATGTATTCCTCGCTTGTAGATGAAAAAGATCTCATATCCTTGACCAGGATTGCGTGTGATGATATTGAAAAAATATCAAAGTGTGAAAACACAATATCTCCTTCTGGATATCATAGCGATCCTGTTCAAACACTTGTCATGAGAAGAGGAGCCAACAAAGACTACATTATCACGCCGATTATTGAAGCATCAGCAATTCAAGCTGAGATAAAGGCAGCAGGAGCAGGAGAGACATTTTTAAGAATATTTCCTGCTGGAATAAAAGATGATATTTCAAAGAGATCAATCGGGCTTAGATCTGATGATGAGTGGAATCAGATTTTAAAGAATATTGAAATTTCATCCATACCATGCAGAAAATCAGACATTGAAGTAATCTTCAAGTCAGGGGGAGACGTATACAGAAGAATTACTAGAGAATCTTTTGATCTACTAAGATGTGAAGATTCAATTTCTGTGAAGAAGAGCCCTTCTCAAAAGACAGAAATAAAGAGAGAGTCAGGCTACATTTTTGAAGGATTATCTGTAGATCATAGATTTCTATCTAGAGGGACTTGGGACAGAAAAAATGTGAAAGTTGCGCTTCTTGATGGAGTTATTGAGAATGTCTCAGAGATTCACAGATTTATAGAAGAAGCTGCAAATAAAAAAACCCCTTGCGTTATTTTTTCTATTGATGCTCTTCCAGATGTAAGTGAGACACTTATCAAGAATTTTGAACTAAGAAATCTTGATGTAATCTTAGTAAAGATACCTGTTACTCATGATCACATTAACACACTTGTTGATCTTGGAATAGTTTTCGAAGAGCAACCTGTTGCTGCGTCTACAGGAGATTCAATTTCAATTGGAATTTCTAGACAAAAATGTTTTGCTGATAGAATTACAATAACTAGAGGGAAAGTTCTGATTGAAAAAGAAGACAGCAAGCGATCAGTTGAGTCTCACGTAAGAGATCTGAGAAAGAGGATAGAGGAGAACATTGAAACATCAATAATTCTTGAGCCAAGAGTTTCAAGACTAAGCAATTCTACAGTAAGAATATTTGTAGGGATAGATGACCAAAAGAGAGATCCAAACATAGTTGAAAAGCTAGATAGAACTTTTCGTTCGCTTCCAAAAATACTGAGATCAGGATTTATTGAAAAAAATGATTTCCAAGAGTTTTCAAGTGAAAAGATAGATCTATTATTTGGTGTGAACCATGAGATATCTGCAGAAATGGCTGCACAATCTATTAAGATATTTCTTTCCGCCAGGGAAGCGATTAAGTCAGCAGCAGCTGGAATCAGAAAAATTTAATATAAAAGAGGCAAAAAAGAGAATGTCAAAATCAACAAGACTTAGAACAGATTTTAGACTCGCTGTTGATCACATTCGAGATCGAGTAATCTCGAATGTTGTCGAAGCAAAGCGTCAAGGAATGTACAGCTTTAGCGACAGAGATGCAGAAGCACTTGTCCGAGTCATCGAGTCAGCCTTTGAGCAAGGATTTATTTCTGCATCATCACAGATTGAGAAGTCAATTAACGAGTCAACGAGGTAAAAATGTCAACGGAGGGCTTTAAGCACCTCATACAGTGTCACTGTGTTCTACCGCAATTTAGAAATACTAATCCCACTATTTTTCATAAATTTGTAGTTTTTAGTATTTCAGAGGACGATCAAGTTAAAGAGAAGATAGTTCAGTGCAACAATTGCGGAGTATTACACAAGGTAGAAGACTATTGCAAGTCTGAGATACTATTTGGAAAAGAAAATATCGGAAGCATTAGAACAATTGAAGATATTGAGCTGGGCTTGCCTGAAAGGCTTGCAGCCTACCTTAAGACACAAAACATAGATGTTGCCACGTGGGAACAAGTTGAATGGCTTATTGAGAATGAAGAAGAATCAGAAATTACAATAAGAAGAGATGAACAGTCTGGTCGAACAAATCTTAAAATATTAATCATCAAAAAAGATGGAACTTTTAGGACTCGAAACGAAATCATTAATGACGTAACGGAGCCATAATGGATTTTGGAAGATCAAAAGTTCATAAAGTTACAGAAAAGCTTCACCAGTGCAGAGACATAGTCAGAGAGATTGAAAATTTTGGAGTCGATGAACTCCAGAGAAAGCAAATAATTTATCTTCTTAGTCTGGGTCTGGAAGATAGAATTGCGCTAGAGGATATTTCTTCTGTTGCCAAGAAGTACATTGGAAATCCACTAGAAGAAGCAGAAAAGACACAATTGGAGGTATGATGAGTCTAGTCAACAAGTGGGAAGAGCTTAAGGTTCTAGTTGAGAGCGTAGAGCTTGATGTCAAGAAAAATGCAAATGGAAATAAGTCTGCAGGAGTTAGGGCTCGTCGAGGGCTACGGCTAATCAAGCAGACTGCAGGAGAGCTTGTTAAGCTTTCTAAGGGAACTGACCCCGAAGAGTAGAAAAAACAAAAAATTGAAAAGGCCGCTTGCGCGGCCTTTCTTTTTATCTAATGAAGTCTGAAATTTTTTGAATTATTCTTTTTTCCATTTGACATATTCTCATTCTTGTTACACCCATTATGTCTCCAATCTCCTGTAAGGACATTGGTCCCTTCTTTGATGCAACAATTGTACAATTTTGATTATCCCTGCATTTAATCCACTGTCTGCAGCTTTTGTTTTGACATTCAATTTTGTGAAAGTCATGCATTTCGAAACACTTCATAATTACCTCTAGATAGAATGTAATCATCGGATCTTACTTTTACCATCGGAGACAAATGGGAAATAGATTAAATCAAGAAGAGAGAAGGAAGAGCTTCATTGTTGATACATCAGTTCTTTTGTATGATAAGTGCTCCATTCACTCTTTGCCGGGAAATGATGTAATAATTCCTTTGGTTGTTCTTGACGAACTTGATAGATTTAAAGAAAAGCAAGGATTGCTAGGAGAATCAGCAAGATACATCAACAGATACCTCGACCAGCTTAGGACAAAAGGATCTTTGCATGACGGAGTCGAGATCGAAAATGACCAGACAATAAGGGTCGATATTGACACTCACAATGTTCCTGAGAGCCTAGACGGTGCAACTGGAGATAACAAGATAATAGCCTGTGCTCTTCATCACAAAAACTCAGGATCAAACAAAGTTATTGTCATCACAAAAGACATAAATTTTAGAGTTAAATGTGACTCTCTAGGAATTAAAGCAGAAGATTACTACAAAGATAGGATTGTCAAAGACAAGAGCCAGATGTATTCTGGCCTGGAAGAGATTGAGCTTGAAGACTCTTCTTTGATTGATAGCTTTTATAGAGACAACTTTGTAGATGTCTCAAAGATGAACTTTGATTTAAATGAAAATCAGTTTGTCATACTTAAGTGTGGAAATCAATCTGCAATAGGTGCCTACTATGATGGATCAATTAGACAACCAGTAAACAATATTACCAAAGTAATTGGAATAAGCCCGAGAAACAAAGAGCAGAAATTTGCGCTTGATCTCTTGACCAGAGATGATGTCCAGCTTGTAACAATGACAGGAATTGCAGGATCAGGAAAGACTTTCTTAACCCTGATGGCTGGATTATCAGGATTGCAAGAAAAGAAATACGATAGAATTGTCATCACAAGATCTCTCCAGACAGTTGGTAAAGAGATAGGATTTCTACCGGGAGACATTGATGACAAGATGAGCCCGTGGCTTTCTCCTATATTGGATAATTTTAGACAGGCATTCAAAGATGTCACATACTTTGAAGCCATGAGACAGAAAGGACAAATTGAAATATCACCTCTTGCATTTATTAGAGGCAGAACTTTTAATAATACCTTCTTAATAGTTGATGAAGCACAAAATTCTACTATTCATGAGCTGAAAACTATCATCACGCGAGTAGGAGAAAACTCCAAGATTGTTCTTCTTGGCGATACAGATCAGATCGATACACCGTATCTTGATAGCTTGTCGAATGGATTGACAATTACTATTGAGAAGTTTAAGAAGGAAAGGCTGACAGGTCATATAACTCTTACAAAAGGAGAGAGATCTGCGCTAGCTACCTTGGCATCTCACCTGCTCTAGATATTTAAGAGTAAGGGTGCAAAATTGGCCACAACAATACTCCAAAAGCGTGATCTTAACAGGTTTACCAAGATTTATCCTTATGCCAGATTTCAAAAGAGAGAGATAACAATAGTAGGAGAAGATTTCAAAGTTGAAACAGGCATAATCAATTTTTCTAATGAATCTGGTCCAAAGATCTATAGCTTTTCACAGACTTTTTCTACAGCACCAGCCATTTCAGCTATTTCCGTTCAAACAACGGAAAATTCTAACGTAAATGTATTCGCTAGCACAGTTTCTACGACGTCAGTTACTTTTGAATCCAGCGCACCATTCACTGGACAAGTAACATTTACAGCAATTCAGGCATAAAATGATACAGATAGACACAACTGAGGTTAATTTTTCCAATCAGGAATTTTTAAACCTGAATTTTTCTCAACCATTTATGTCAATTCCTGCTATCTCTGCCATTCCAGTAACAGGAGCAGGATCTCCTTGCAACGTTGAGATATTTGTAAGTAACCTAACAACAACCGGATGCACACTTAATTCTTCATCTCGTTTTACGGGAAAAGTAAGAGTTGTTGCGGTGAGAGGATAAAAAGATGGCAAGAGATTTTCTCGCTTCCCAGATTAGAACAAATCAGATAATAGCATCAAGAAGCTTTTCTTCTCAGCCATCTCTTTTTGTTATATCTGCTTCAAACGCAAACGGTCTAGGTGCAATAACTCCCACTATGGGAGCAGGATCAGACACATTTTTATTTGTATCGGGAAGTAGATCATCTGATGCTTTAGTTGTGCTAGGTGGAAGTGTAAAGATCAGCGGATCTTTAACTGTATTTGACAATGTGACCCTTGGACAGAGTGCAGTTGATGTTATTGATTTTGAAGGAAGAATAGGATCAAATGTTGTTCCTTCTTCGAATAAATCCTACATCCTTGGAAATCCGTCATTTCAGTGGCTTGAAACACATTCAAGCACGGGATCATTTGAGCATCTATCTGTTTCACAAAGAGGCATCTTTCCGTCTCAGCTATCTGGATCAATACAGCGAACATCCGCAGGAATATCATACCTTGTTGCAGGAACTGGTGTTACAATAGCATCAGCTTCTAACGGGCAGATAACAATCAGTTCAGCTGGTGGCGCTGGAACTCCTGGAGGATCTAATACACAAGTTCAATTCAACGACAGTGGAGCCTTTGGAGGAGATGACGGATTAGTCTATGACAAGTCAACAAAAACTCTCATAGTTGGAAACTTACTTGTCACAGGATCAGTTACTGCAATTACTACATCAAATCTAACAGTTTCTGATCCTATCATCTACCTTGCATCTGGGTCTTCTGGGCCAAACGTAAAGTCTGTGATTGCCTTTGCATCAGGATCTCAGGACATAAATAAGTCTTTGATATTTGGATCAATTGGCGCAAATGATATATTTGCATTTGCAAGACAAGATGTTCAAGGAGGTACAATATCGCAGTCTTCCTTGTCGTTTACTGATCTTGCGCCAATAAGAGCTAGCAAACTGGAAATAGGAGGACCTGGTGCTGCATTAACTTCATCTGATGCATCCAGCGTCCTTTTGTTCTCAGATGCAGCTGGATCTATCAAGATTGTTCCAGGATCAATTGGATTAAGTTTAGGAAATAGCCTATCTTCAGTTGCAATCTCAGGATCAAATGTTAGATTTGGAAGTGATTCAAGTGAGTTTGGAGGTGAAATACCTCCAATTCCTGGAAATGACGTCTATCTTTTTGTGTCAGGATCGGGATCATCAAAAAGAGCTCTATTTGGAGGTGACGCAGTCACTTCAGGATCTTTCATAGTAAAAGCATCTGGCGGATCAACAGCAGTAATTGCTAATCCTCTAGGAGTTTTGAGCGCATCATCGAACATTCAAGGCGGGGGAAATCTTCTGATTGCAGGAAATGCAACTGCTAGAGGGGGTCTTCTAACGCTTTCAAACACAGCAGGCGATGCTGCAATAAATCAGGATGGCTCTGGAAATTTCACAATAAGGAACCTCGTTAGCGGTGGTCAATTTTTGGCCAGCGTAAGAACGTCAGGTGGTGTAACATCGAATTTTCTTGATGTAAGACCCAACGGATCGCTAACGGGCTCTGTTATATCAATTTTTCCGTCATCTATCTACGCAGGAGCATCAAATCCATTCTTTTCGACAGACACTACCTTCTTCGTTGCAGGCAAGAGAGGAGCAAAAGATGGAATTAATAGAGGCACCGCGGTATTTGGCGGAGATGCTGTCATATCAGGTTCAGCCTATATTGGGTCTGATGGGACAGATAAACTTGTCATTCTTGCCAACATAGGATCAGATATAATACCTGATTCTAATGTCACCAGAAATCTAGGTTCACCTGTGAGAAGATTCGCGAATGTCTATACAGGAGACCTTCATCTGAAGAATGATAGGGGTGATTACACGCTCATTGAAGAAGAAGAATGTCTAACAATCAGATTCAACAAGACAGGAAAAAGATACAAGTTTGTTCTCGAACCTGCCCCAGAATTTGACTAAAAAACAACGGGCACAGCATATTAACAAGAGCACGATAGATATTCGAAAGAGGTAAAAATGGCTTTAGTTGGAAATATTTCAGGATCAGGTGGAGTTAGTAACACAATCGGCATAACGGGATCTTTGATTATTGCCAATCCCGGAACTGCAGTATTTCCTACATTTCCAGGGTCAGACGTAGCCCTATTTGTTTCGGGAAACATTGCATCAAAGCCTGCAACATCGCCCGATCTTTCTGTTAGAGGAACGACAGTCTTCGGAGGCGATGTTGTAATTAGTGGTACGCTCTTTGGTGGCTCACCACTTTACATTGGTTCATTCCTATCAGCATCTCAGGGTGCAGAGATTGGTGGAACTGTTACATTTACAGGCACTACAGCTCCAAAATTCAATAATGGTCTATCTGGATCACTAACGAATCTTACTGATGGTACGAGCTACCTCATAGCCGGATCAAACATTACCATTGCTACCGGCACAAACGGTGCAGTTACTATTAGCTCCACTGCAGCAGGAGGAGGATCAAACTTCTTCCTTGATACTGCAGGCGCTGGAAAGATCTACACGACAGCTAGCTCTGTTACTTTTCCTTTCGGAGAATTATTAGTTGATGAAGCAGCAGATAAAGGAACAGATGTTGTCTTCTATGTTTCCGGATCTGCATCTGGCACTGCTACCGCTCTATTTTCTGGAAATATTGTCACATCTGGATCAGTTAAGATTGCAGGAAATATAACAGGTGACAATACAGGACCAAGAACAATATTTGGAGATGTTGTTGGAATAACAATTGGAGGGGCTTCCAGCACAATTACTTCTCCAGGAAACTTAACAGTCAATGGAAATTTGACCGTTAATGGAACAACAACCACAATAGACACAACTAACCTTCTTGTTAAAGATCCAGTTATCCTCATGGCCTCGGGCGCAGCGGGTCCCAATAGAAACGGAGGAATAGCAATCTTTTCTGGATCTTCGGATGCAACTGCTCCGGGCGCTAGGACAGAGCTTGTATTTGGTCGAGTTGCGAACGATACATGGGGCGCCGGAAAGTTCAATACAGATAATGGAACATCGACAGATCTTACAGGTATGACGTTGCTTCCTGTAAGGGCTTCAAAGTTTGAAGTTGGAAGCACAAATGCTTATATTACATCTTCAAACGGCAGCGCAGTTTTAATAAATGCTGCGTCATCAAATACCATAGGCTTCAGCTTCGGTGGAATCGGATTTGCAGAGATTCTTGAATCCGGTGTTGATGCAAAATTTGGATCAACGGGGACAAAAAATCTTGTTCTAAGTGGTACCAGCATCTCAATGGTCGCAGGTGCAAACGGAACAACGTTCCAGAGAGACACAAGTGTTATTGGAGCTATAACGGGAGTTACCGCTACAAGCATGACTCTTGCTGCACGTTCAGGTGCAACAGCAACCTCTCTTGTTCTATCTGGATCTGGATTGACGCTGGGCGCAAACTCTACAGTTGTAGACTTCCAGTTTGGAACAGGCGCAGGATCTCTAAGGGGTGTGGCATCTAGTGCCAACGGATTTACTCTTGGATCACAGGCTGGAGTAAATCTAAATCTCAGCGGATCCAATAACCTCTTGATGCGTCACGGTGCAACAGGGGTTGGATTTCAGCAGCATTCTCTGCCATACCTAACGATAAATTCAGGATCAATTACTCTTTCTACAAATACTGCACTTATAACGGCAGATGCTGGAAAGGCTCTCTTGGTTGGCGGATCTCTGACTACGGTTGTTAGCGGTTCTGACATATTCCTAGATTCTTCAGCAAATGGTGTAACACTCAGGAAAGATTCAGCATCTTTTGCACAAATCTCTTCTCCAGCTGCAAACACATTCACAATTGCACCTGCCGCTACATTCACAACAGCAAATATTGTTAACACTGTTGCAACTACAGTGAATTTTGCAGGATTTGCATCAACATTGCTGAACATGGGAAATACAGCCGGAAGTACAGTAATTTCAGGATCTGTAACAATGCCGGGATCTCTATCAGTTCAGGGCGCCGTGACGCTGGGAGATGGTGTTGGTGATAATATCACGTTTACAGGTCGTGCAGCATCAAGCCTGGTTCCAAATGCAAATAACTCATTCGATCTTGGTCAGCCAGATCTTAGGTGGCGAAACATGTACACCGGTGACTTGCATCTCAAAAACGAGCGAGGAGACTGGACAATTATAGAGGAAAGAGATTTCCTTACAATTACAAACAATCACACAGGAAGAAGATACAAGTTTGTAATGCAAGAGATCTAAGACAAGATAGATTATAGAAAATCCCAGGCCTTTTGGGCCTGGGATTTTTGTTTAAACATTATGAATTGTTTGACTACTATTTGATTTATGAATGATAAGATAATTTTTGTAGCTGATCTTTTTTCTGAAGACTACGCAGGTGGCGCTGAGTTAACGACAGAAGCGCTAATAAGCAAGAACCCAATTAACACAGTTAAGATTCTTTCTAGAAACTTGAACATGCAAATCATGCAGCAATACGCAGATTGCGTGTGGGTCTTTGGAAATTTTGCATCCCTTGACTTCAATTTAATACCTGCAATTGCAACAAATCTTAGATACGTCATTCTCGAGTATGACTACAAGTTTTGTAAATACAGATCAGTTGAAAAGCACTTAATAGAGACAGGGAGTCAGTGTGATTGTCACGATAGGGAAATAGGAAAACTAGTATCCGCTTTTTATTATGCGTCAGATCACATCTTTTGGATGTCTTTAGAACAGAGAAGCCGATATCTTGAAAGATTTCCATTTTTATCCGATAAAAAGACTACTGTCCTAAGCTCAGTCTTCAGCGATAACTTCTTTGAAAAAATTTCATCAATAAATTCTGACAAAAGGAAGAGAGATGGATGGATTGTTCTTGGTTCAAAATCTTGGATCAAGGGAGCAGATGATGCAGAATCCTGGTGCAAGGAGAATGGAAAAAAATATGAGATAGTATGGGATATTCCCTATGAAAAAATGCTTGATAAGTTTTCCATTGCAGAAGGATTTGTCTATCTCCCGAAAGGAGGAGATACTTGCCCAAGGATGGTAATAGAGGCAAAGCTTCTTGGCTGCAGTATTGTCACAAACAGCAATGTCCAGCATGCAACTGAGGAATGGTTCCAGTCAGCGCCAGATGACATCTGTTCCTATCTAAAGGGAAGACCTGATGTGTTCTGGGGCGAGGTAATTCGAATCAATCAGAACCAACCCAGCATATCAGGATACACTACGACGCTTGACTGCATTAAGCACAGGTATCCCTTTGAAGAATCAATCAGATCCATGATAGGATTTTGTGACGAAGTCGTTATTGTCGACGGAGGGTCAACTGATGGAACCTGGGAAGTTCTTCAGAATTGGGCACAAAATGAGAAGAAGCTTAAAATAGTGCAAAACAAGAGAGACTGGTCTCACAAGAGATTCGCTGTCTTCGATGGAGACCAGAAGGCTGTTGCAAGAAGCTATTGCACCGGTGATTTTTGCTGGCAAATGGATGCTGATGAAGTCCTGCCAGCAGCTGATTGGGAAAAGGTAAGAAATATTTGTAAAAATTTCCCAAAGAATACAAATCTGATATGTCTGCCAGTTGTTGAATACTGGGGATCAAAAGAAAAAGTTAGAATGGATATTACACCCTGGAAGTGGCGGCTTAGTAGAAATCTTCCTCACATCACGCACGGCATTCCTGCAAGTCTTCGCAGGGTTGATGAAAATGGAGATACATTCGCGCAACAAGGAACTGATGGATGTGATTACATCAATTCGAAGACCGGAGAACATATCTCAGCTGCAAACTTCTATACAGAGGAGGCGCATCGTGCCAGAATTGCAGCGCTAAACGGTCATGTCGAGGCACGACATGCATTCCAGGAATGGTTTAAGAACGCAATCAGTGTTCTCCCATCTCCCAGGCATTTCTCATGGTTTGATATTGAGAGAAAAATTAGGACTTATAGGGATTACTGGCAAAAACACTGGGAAAGCTTGTACGATATTAAGCAAGAAGATACACCTGAAAACAACATGTTCTTTGATAAGTCTTGGAAAGACGTGTCTGATGATGAAATCACTAATTTATCAAGTAGGCTTTCTAGAGAAATGGGAGGGTGGATATTTCACAGAAAGATTGACTGGAATCAAAAGACACCCTATATGACAATATCTGAAAATGAATAAGTTTCATTTTATTGTTCCTGCTTTTAATTGCAGAAAAGAAATTGAGAGTACCCTCTGGTCAATTGTTGGTCAGACTTATAAAAATTGGACTGCAACAATAATTGATGATTTGTCAACAGACGGAACTGGAGAGTTTTGCGAAGACTTCTTTAGAAAAATTGGGATGTCTAATAAAGCTAGAGTCATCTATCGGACTGAAAAATTTGGAGAGACTAAAAACACTGTCGACGTCTGTTCGACATTAGATGAAGATGAGATAGTCGTTAGACTAGATGCAGGAGACTGGATTACAGATCTTGGTTGCCTCCAGATATTGGATTCAGTTTACGCATCTCATGATCCCGCTGTTTTGTGGACAGCGCACAGATGGGCATGGACAAACCAAAATATTTCTGGACCAATTGACCCAAACATTTCAGTGTATGACCAGCCCTGGAGAAGTAGTCACCTAAAAACATTTAGGGTTAGAGATTTCAAGGGTCTTGGCATAAAAAACTTCCTAGACGAAGAAGGAAACTATATTGTTATAGCTTGTGATCAAGCTGTATTCTTGCCAATGATGGAAAGGGCCAGAAGGAAGGGTCGCCCTCTTGTATTTCTTCCTATGGTCATGTATCATTACTCAATAGATCTCCATAAGCCTGATCTTTTTACTTGCGACAGATCATTAAGGCAAAAGCAGAGCGCTGAATGGATAAGATCTCGAGGCTTTATAGATGAGAATACTATTTGAAAATGTTGACTTCAATTCAAGGACCGGACCAAATGGATTCGGGCTAAAGCTAGCAAAGAATTTGATCAAAGCTGGAAACGAGATTGTATCGAACAATCCTGATGTTTGTTTGTCGTTTATTCAAAGCACTAATTCATTTTTTCCTACTGTTCTTAGGCTTGATGGAATTTACTTCAATTCAGATCAAGATTGGCAGAAAATGAATGAATTAATCAAGTGTAGCTATCAAAAATCTGAGTCAGTTATTATCCAGAGCCATTTTGACAAAGATTTAGTGTTTAAATTTTTTGGACAAAGAGAAAATGTTTTTGTAATACCTAACGGGACAGATATCGGAGAAATATCAAAAATTAATCCCGCGATTGATCCAAATAGATTTCCGCGTGAGAAAGTCTGGATGTGTGCATCTTCGTGGAGACCTCACAAAAGGCTTGATGAAAATATAAGACTTTTCCAGGAGAGAGCAGATAGTGATAGTGTTCTTCTCATTGCAGGTTCTAACATTGAGAGAAACATCTTTCGAAAAGAAAGAATAGACCAGAGAATCAGGATCTTGGGAGATCTAAGCTGGGAACAAATGATTTCATGCATGAAATCGTCAGGAAATTTTTTACACCTTGCATGGCTTGATCATTGTCCGAATGTTGTAATTGACGCAAAAGCAGCAGGATGCAAAGTTCACGTCTCAAATTCTGGAGGAACTCCAGAGATTATTGATGAAGAAGATTTTCTATATGAAGATTCATATTTTGATTTTTCCCCGGTCAGTCTTTATTCTCCCCCTGAATTGAATTTTGTTGAAATGAAAATAAACAAAATCAAAAAATTTGATTTTGACATTTCTTCTTCTGCATCAAAGTACTATAGTGTAATGAAGGATTGTTATGAAAAAAACCTCTGAATATGAATCATATGAGGACTACTGCACACGGCAGATGTCAAAAACACTCAATCCAGAAAAAAGAGAAAAGTGGCTGAGAGAAGAGTGGAATCCAAAGATTGAAGGTTTTATTCAGATATTTTCAAGATTTTCTGGATTTTTGAAACCTGACTCCAGAGTTCTGTGCATAGGAGCAAGAACTGGTCAAGAGGTTGTTGCCCTAAATAGGCTAGGAATAAAAGATGTCACGGGAATTGATCTTGTTGAGTGCCCTCCCCATGTAATCAAGGGAGACATGCATAATTTGTCATTTGATGATGAATCATTTGATTTTGTTTTTTCAAATATTTTTGATCACTCTTTGTATCCAAAGAAGTTTATAAGTGAGATTGAGAGAGTCTTGAAAGTTGATGGAATTTGTTCTTTACAATTCCAGATAAGCATAAATCAAGATGAATTCACAGAGCACATTATAGAAAATCCTTTTTATGACATTTTGCCTCTTTTTGATATTTCATATTGTCACCATGTCGAGAGCTTTCCTCCCAACTTTGCTGGCATGAATTTTGAAGTTATAATGAGAAAAGACAGAGATCTAACTTCTATATTCAAGAATTATGGTACAATCGAGACGATTGAGGTTCCTGATGATTTCAATAGTCTTTGGTTTGATATCAATCTTCCAATCCAATCAAAGAAGCTTGATGATGCAAGAATTTTTGATCCAGATGAGAGAGAAAATATTTTAAACAAGCTTTCAAAGCGAGCGTATTTCTTGGCTGTTCATGCTAAGCAATATAATTCAAAAAATATAGCTGAAGTTGGAACAGCTGAGGGTTGGCAATTCTATACGTTTTGCAAAGCTTTAACAGATGAAGATTCTATCTGGTCTTGTGATATTAGAGACGCAAGAAGCAAAAAATACAAGGACACTTTTAAATCAGAAAGATTTGTCAATGGAAACAGTCTAGAGCTTGCAAAGAAAATCAAAGAAAGCAATCAAAAGATAGATTTTTTCTACATCGATGGTGCACATGATAAGGGATCTGTTATAAATGATGTCATTTCCCTGTTAGATGTACAGGGAGAGAATCCTGTTTGGGTTTTTGATGATTTCGATCAGAGATTTGGATGCTTTGAAGACATTATCAATATTTCTGTATCTTCAAAGCATTTCAAGGTCTATACACTTGGAAAGACTGCTAGCGGTAATCCTACACATCAAGTAATGTGTAAATCAAAGTTTATCAACTAGCTAATGAGTCTAGCCTACCATGTATCTGCTAGACAATGTCTTAAAAATTTTCTCAAAATTAAAGTATAATTCAATGGAAGAGGTCTATCTATGAAAGCAATGCTGATAACGGGAATTGCAGGACTTTTGGGGTCGAGATTCGCAAAATGGGTCCTCGACAATACTGATTACCAGGTCGTCGGCATTGATGACTTGTCTGGTGGATATATTGAAAATGTTGACAATAGAGCTGTTTTCTATAACGTAGACATATCTACGGAACTAAAGTCTATTCAAGATATTTTTGAAAAGCATAATATTGAAATTGTTTATCACTTTGCTGCTTATGCAGCAGAGGGACTAAGCCCATTTATTAGAAGGTTTAATTATCAGAACAATCTAATAAGCTCAACTAATCTCATTAACTCCTCTATTAAGCATGATGTTAAAAGATTTGTCTTCACTAGTTCGATGGCAGTCTATGGAGATAAAAACGAAGCACCGTTTAGTGAAGATCTAGCTCCTTGCCCAATAGATCCCTACGGGATTGCCAAATATGCAGTTGAAATGGATTTGAAATGTGCGTTTGAGCAGCATGGACTCAAATATACAATTATTAGACCGCACAATGTCTATGGTGAGGGACAAAATATCTGGGACAAGTATAGGAACGTTTTAGGGATTTGGACCTATCAGCTCATGAATGATATTCGTCCAACAATATTCGGGGATGGATTGCAGAAGAGGTCATTTAGCTGCATTAGTGACTGTCTTGTTCCTCTGTGGAATGCATCGCAAAACGAAGATTGTGTCGGAGAAATAATCAACTTAGGTGGAATAAAAGAGACAACTATTATTGATGCTTATCGAACTCTTTCACGTGTTAGCAAAACAAACGTTGAGCCTAATTTTTTGCAGCCTAGACATGAAGCCAAATATGCATGGTCGACCTGGGAGAAATCACAAAATCTTCTAGATTTCAATCATAAAATTGATCTTGAAGAAGGATTGACAGAAATGTGGAATTGGGCACAAAGGCAGCCAAACAGAGAAAGAAAGTCCTGGAGCAGTTACGAACTCGAAAAAGGTCTATACGATTTCTGGAAAAACAAATGAATATTGACTTTATCTGTAGATCCAGGGATATAAAAGTTGGAACTTATAGAATCTTAGTGCATGATTTGGCACGTGTCCTAGCTGATCAAGGACACAGCGTCCAAATTCACGGTCACGTTGAATCTACTAGAGAAGATTCAGTTCTGATCTATAGCAAAGGTGACGTTAATTTACATAGAACAAATGATAAAAGAATATGCGGTGCAATAAGTCTTAGTGGAGATTCAAATCAAAAATTTGATTTTTCAATAGTTAATTCAATTGAAGAGAAGAAATCAGTTGAGCACTTGTGCAAAGAAACTGTTATCATTAATCTTGTAGAAAAGATGTATCAGGGAATTCCTCTTAAGGATCACAAACCAGGTGATATTTTTACGGTAGGCTACCATGGAAGCTATACACATCTTCCCAAGCTAAAAGATGGATTTGTTGAGGCCTTTAATCATCTAATAGAAAATGGAAAAAGTATTAGGTTTAACTGTTTGACAAATAGCTCGACTATCTCAGGGGAGATTCTTAAAGATATCGGTCTTAATATGAAAAACGTCACATTTAGAGACTGGGATTTTGGAATTGCAAGGGAGTTTATACAGCAGTCAGATGTTGGAATTATCCCAAACCTAACTTCTCTTAGGGATCACTCAGACATTGTAAATGATCACAATAATCGAATAGGAACATACAATACTGATTATATTTTTAGATTTAAAAACAAGTCAAACCCAGGAAGATCTTTTGTATTCAATCAGCTAGGAATTCCTGTTATTACTGATCTTACACCTTCAATGATGCCCATGTATTTTGACGAGATGTGCGGATCTGTCGCAACAAATTCACACACATGGCTAAGGGCAATCAATAGGTTTATGAGTCACACTGAAAGAAACAGTGCTGCATTAATTGCCTATAATAGATTTTGTGAATTGTACAGCATGGAAAAAGATGCCCAAAACTTAGTAAGAATCATAGAAAATCTTCGAAAAGAGAGAATCTAGATGGAATACCAAGATTACGTAAAAATGCAGACAGTATCTTCTCTTTCTCATGAAGAAGAGAAGCATGTTTGGGCAGAAGGACAACGACGCTTTGTAAGAGACATAATTAAAAATCTCAAAAAAGAAGATTTGATCCTTGATTGTGCATGCGGAGATGGAATAGGAATTGAAGAGCTTGGAAGACTGGGATTTGATGCAATCGGCGTAGATCTTGCAGAACCAAAGCTAGAAAGAGCAAGAAAAAAGAATCTAAAAGTTCTTAATTCTGATATGCATGATCTCTCTATTTTTGCAGATCATCAATTTAGTGTGATTATTTGTTCTCATACTTTAGAGCACGCCTATAATCCTGACAAAGTTATTGAAAATTTTAGAAGAATTTTAAAGCCAGGCGGTCTATTGTTCATAGTTCTGCCATTCCCTGATCTAAGCAATAATATTGATGTTCACATTGCAAAAGATGTGCTAGGAACATCAGATGAGAAAGATGGTGAAAATAAATTGAAATCATTTTTTGAAAATAGAGGATTTTCAATTTTTGAAAAGAAGTTTGACAGTTACAGAGAGCCAGAAATATGGCTATTTTTAAAAAATGTATCAAATGGTGAAATATGAGCAAATCAAAAGGAATACTATACATTGCATTCGGCGACTCTTTCACCAGAGAGGGAGTAATGTCTTATTTGTCGCTTAGGCGACATATGCCAAATATAAATGTCTGCTTTATGACTGATCGAACTGATCTTCTTGAATTGCATAAAAATGAAGATTCAAATTTAATTGTTGAAAAAATACAGCCTAGACACATAAGATCAAAAGTTGACTTTGTATCAAAGACGCCCTTTGATAAGACGCTGTATCTTGATTCTGATACTTTTGTTGTTAGAGATCTCTCTGATGTTTTTGAATCTCTTGATAGATTTGATGTTGCTCTGACTCACGACTTCGCAAGAAAGAGAAAGAAATATGCAGATATTATTCCTGAGTACGACCAAATTCCTTACTCTTTTTCTGAGGTAAATGGAGGAGTTTTTGCCTATGCAAAGAATGAAAGGACTGAGAAGTTTTTAAATCTCTGGAATCATTATTTTTACAAATACTTCAATCAGACAAATGGCTGGGATCAGGTAAGTTTAAGAATCTCTCTTTGGCAGAGTGATGTAAAGCTTTTTCATCTTCCCGTCGAATTCAACATAAGAAGCAAAGCTGTCAGAGAGAAGCAAGATAGATTCAAACACGAATACGGTGAACAGCATATGGCGCCTAGAATCTATCATATGCACTATAATCCTGAAGTCCACCAGGGAATTTTCAGGATTCAAACGCTGGAAGATTTAGAGAAAAAAATAAAAGAAAATGCTCTGGAGTACTAGGAGAAAATTATGAAACTAGCTATATTGATCACTGCTCATGCTCAAACAATAGAGTGGGAATTAAATGCAGAGTTCTTTAAAAGAATGCCAAGCGACAGTATCATTAGAAATGCTGATATAATTGCATATGCTAATTGCAAAGATATTAAAGCTTCAAAAATTGAGCAATACTTGGAACTTTTTCCTAATCCGAGAAAGTATCTCTTATACACGCCCTTGAATGGACATTCAGTTGCTAATTTACCAATTGACGTAAGTACAAACCAGTATAAGACAAACTTCAATAACAGAGCAGGATATTTATTTGGAGCCCTCGAGGCCTACACAGGAACATTTGATCTACTAAAAACATATGACTATGTAGTTCAAATAAACCCTGATGTTTATATCACTGATTGTTCTAAGCTTGAAACCTATTTGATGGAGAAAGTCAACTCACCTGAAGTTTTTCATGTCAATACAATGAGAGCTGATATTGACAAGGGATTCACGTGTGACTTTATTGTTTATCGTCCTAACATGATGCCTGGAAATATTTTTTCCTCTTACAGATCTCCTGAAGTAATGAACTATGTCCTAGAGAAGTCAAATTCTGATCCAAATTTTAAATTCATACCTGAGCAGATACTCAAGAGAATTTGTGATGTGTTCAATTTGAAATACGGAGTAATATGCCCGGGAACTAGAAATGGTAGACAAATAGACGCTTATGGATTGTGGCATTGTCATGACATAGATGCTGCAAGAAGAGAGCTTGGGCTAGCATGAGAGCACTATTTCTACATTTTTCACATCTAAATGATGAAATTGAAGGAAGAGAGCTTCCTAGATATTTTGCAAAAATGGGTCATAGCGTCCACAGCCTTTTTGTGAAAGATGTAAGAAAATTTGTTGCAAGATTCCATTCCAATGGTTCGATTGAAACAATTAATGAGAATGAACTTTTTGAAAATTACGAATTGATTGTTTGCAAGAGTAGCTCATTCCAGAGATACGGAAAGAAATATACGGGACCAACAACACGAGTCGTTAATGTGACCCCAATGGGAATTGATTACAATCTCTCAGGTGTAACACAGGGTTTTGATGTTAGTCAGCTTATTAAACCCCCAGTTGAAGATATGAAAAATGTCTTAACCGGATACATTCCCTGGGAAAAAAGAAAAAACCAAATTGTCATAGCAGCAAGCATAGGATCTGATAAAAATCAACTAGAATTCGTTGACTACTTTGATCCGCAGCTATTTCCTAATTTTAGAATCCTGTTTTTAGGAACAATTGTTTCTGATTCATACGTCCAGCAATTGAAAAATATTCTAAAAAGAAAAAATGTCGAATTTGAATTTGACAATGTTGATAGAAAAACTCTGGCTCAAATCTTCTTGGAGTCCAAGTTTTCTGCTTTAACAACAGATCCCAGGCCCGCTCAACCCTACGACCCCAGCCCGAGGGTTGTATTTGAATCAGTGAGTGCCGGAACACCGTGTCTATTATCAGATCTGGTTAGAGTTCATGATGGAGCAAAGCGTTTTTCCTTCTTTTATGAACATCAAAACAGGAATTCATTTTTAGATATGATGAATCGTGTTTCTCATTTTGATATTTCTTCTCTATCAAAAGAAAGTCATGATTATGCTTCTCGAGAATATACAATGGAAAATGCGTGTAAAACTGCCTATAATGATATTATGGAAACAATAAAGTGACAACCAAAGATTTAATCTGTTTTATGTCTCATATAGACGATTTTGAGATATCTTGCCTCTCCTATCTCTTTAAGCACAAGGACGAGTATAGGGACATTAAGTGCATAGTGGCAACAACCTGGGATGCCAAAAAAGAGATCTGGAAAGAAAATCTTTCTGCCATTGAAGAAAAAATTCAAAGAAAGATTTCTTATGAAAATCTTGGTTTCGAACAGAGAAAAATGCAAACAAATCTTGATGACATAAAAAATAGTCTCTATGGAAAAATAAGCTTTGATAAGTCATCAAGATTCGATATTATCTCTCACGATTTCAATGATTGTCACACAGATCACCTTGCTGCACATTTAATATCAAAAGGTCTCTACAAATATTCTGATAGATTTATTACTGTGTATTCTCCAAGCTCTTCAAAATTTGATGCTAATTATTGGATAAATTTGACCGATGAAGATTTTGAATTTAAGAAACTTATGCTTGACAAGTATGACATTAATGTTGAGCAGTCCTATACAAAGCTAGGATATTATCTACAGAGTGAAAAGCACTATGATATTGGGAGTGCCTATTATCTTGAAAACTTTGTTCATAAGCACTACAATCACTATGAATGCTATAGGATACTGAAATGGTCATGAAGAATCCCAGGTACGTTGCAGATGCCTTTTATTTTGATACTGATATAGTGAGTAAAAATCCTACATTTGTTCATGTTGGAACTTTTACTGGCAAACTAGAGACAAAATTGACAGAAATGTTTCCGGATTGCAAAATTTATTCAATTGAGCCGCATCCCGATAATTTTGCCAGGCTTGTCAAGAGCACAAGTCATCTGGAAAATGTAATTAGAATTAACAAAGCCGTTATTACAACTGATGACGAGAAGACAAAACTAGAAGGCTCGGGATCTTGTGCAACCACGTATCTAACCACTCGTGGCATAGAAGTTCAGGCCACGACAATTGAAAAGATAATCAAAGAATATGAAATTTCTGATGTTGATTGCATGTTTTACAATGCTGAAGGATCAGAAATGGAATTTATTCCTTACATTGTATCGAATAGTATCAACAAGAAGATCAAGCAACTTTGTCTAAATTTTCACGTTCACGTCCCGCAGTTCAATATAACCTATGAAAAAGTTGATAATCTTCTGAGAAATTCAGGTATTTCTGATCTATACGACATCAATGATGACAGGATCACAAAAATTGCTTCAAAAGCGACAGGCAGTCCAACGAGTGAAAAGTATCCATGCTTTCTTTTTATTAGAAAGTAAATGATTATCTCTATTCATCAGCCTGAGCATTTTCCATACATGGGATTCTTCCAAAAAATGGAAGCCTGTGACCTTTTTGTTGTACTTGATACAGTAAAGTTTAGAAAAAACTACTTTCAAAATAGAAATAGATTTATCAACAGGTCTGGAGAAGAAGAGTGGTTTACTGTTCCTGTTGAAAAAGATGCAAATTCAAAGGCAATCAACCAAGTTTCTGTCTCCCAGATTGGAAATTGGCGAACAAAAGTTCCAAAGCAGATCAAGCTTAACCTGGGGCATAACGTAGAAGACATCTATCAGTCAAGTAACAAGCTTGTAGACATAAACATGGCATCAATAAACTGGGTAAGAGAAAAGCTTGGCATTAAGACGCCAATGATAATGTCATCTGATATCTCTCCAGTAGGCGCCAAGACTGATTTAATCATAGATGTTTGCCAAAAACTAAAAGCAGACGAATACATCTCAGGAGAAAGTGGAAGAGACTATCTTGAGAGACAAAAATTCTATGATAATGGAATAAAGTTGACTTTTTTTGAACCAAAAGTTGACAATTTAATGTCTTCGATCTACAATATTCCAACGAGAAAATAAAAATGAAAACTTACGATTGCTTCCTCTTTTTTGATGAATTTGATCTACTTGAATTAAGACTTGAAACTCTTTATGATCATGTTGACGTGTTTGTTTTGGTCGAAAGTAAGTTTACTTTTACAGGAAATCCAAAGCCTCTTTACTTTTTAGAAAATAGAGATAGATTTAAAAAGTGGTCTGATAAAATTAGACACGTAATAATTCAAGATAGGTTTGAATCTGAAAATACATGGCAAACTGAGTACAGAGATAGGAATCAAATAGGTGTAGGCCTATTTGACGCTGAGCCGGAAGATCTAATATTTGTATCAGATTGTGACGAAATCTGGGATCCAGAGAAAAAGCTCTTTTTAGTAGATCAAAATTTTCCCATTAGATACATGGCTACGCTGAGTTATTATTTTCTCAATCTAAGAAGAGTGAATTTCTCATCAGGAAGATGCACAGCAAGGACACACTTTAGAAATTTCAAAGATGCCCAATCTTTGAGATCTAATCAGAACTGTATTAAACTTGAAAATAGTAGCTGGCATTTTAGTTACATTGCTGATGCAGATAGAATTATCAAAAAGATTCAGGCTTTTTCACATACTGAATATAATACTCCGTATTTTACCGACAAAGATAGAATCATAGAGAAGATTAAAGAAGGAAAAGATCTACTCGATAGAGATGCAGTGTATAAAGCAGTCCCAGTTGATCATACCTTTCCAAAGCCTATCCAGGAAAATCCAGACAGGTGGAAAAATTTCTTGAAAGATTTATGATTGTTAAAAACAAGCAAAGAGAGAAAAAATGAGCATTGCAGTAATTGGGCAGGGTTTTGTTGGGGGATCTCTGACGACAGTTTTTTCTGAAAGGGGATTTACTGTCTATACGTATGATAAATCAGGAAAGAGATCACCTGGTTCATTTGATCTATCTTCCACATGGTCACTAAAGGGAATGATAGACTACGCAGAGAGAGTAGGACCCACAAAGGGTCAAAAGTTTTCTGGTGTCTACTTTGTTTGCGTGCCTACTCCAATGTACGAAGATGGATCTGCTGATCTTTCAATTGTTGAAAGTGTACTCGAAGAGCTGGCAGAATCTCCTGGTGAGAGAATAGCAGTTGTCAAGTCTACAGTTCCTCCCGGATCGACGGATAAGTGGAACAAGCGTTTTAATTCAAGCGGCCTCTATATTGTTTTTAATCCAGAGTTTTTAACTGAAGCAAACGCAATTAATGATATGAGAGAGCAAAATCGGATTATTCTCGGAGGACCAAGGCCTCAAATAAATACAGTTAAAAATGTATTCCAGCGAGCATTTCCAAGCGTACCAATTGTCAAGACAGGCTCGACAACAGCTGAAATGGTAAAGTATGTTACCAATTGCTTCCTTGCAGTCAAGGTATCATTTGCAAATGAAATATCTCAGATATGTGAATCTCTTGATAAGAATGGATACAACATTGACTATGACAAGGTAATTGAGTATGCCAAATTTGATCAAAGGATTGGTGAGTCTCACTGGTCAGTACCAGGTCCGGTCCCTACACACGATGGAAGATATGTGAGAGGATTTGGCGGACATTGCTTTCCAAAAGATATTAATGCTCTAATTTCAGTTGCAAAAGAAAGCGGAGTAAATCCAACTGTGATGAACGCTGCCTGGGAAAAGAATCTGGAAGTTAGAGGTACAAATGATAGAGATTGGGAGCACCAGATTGGTAGGGCTGTGAGTAAAAAGATAAACTAGAGAAATATTGGATATGATTTTTTGTGACAAATTTTCCAACAGGCAAACCTCACGTTTCTTATTCTGAGATTAGGGCATGGAAAGAATGCTCTTGGAGACATAAGCTTGTATATGTTGACAAGATAGACAAGTTTAAGCCTAGTCCAAATATTGACTTTGGCACCCATGTTCACGCTGAATGTGAAGACTATCTGGTCAAGAGAACTTTTAATTTAGATCGACTTGAAAATAGCATAGCATCTGGGTGGAAAGAGAAGAACTTTGGAGATCCCACGCCTTGGATTTCTGAAGCAAAGCAAATCCTAGAAGAAATTCCAGAATTTCTGGAAAATAATTTTCCAGATTGGGCTTGTATTGCATCAGAACACCAACTTTATGAATCTATTGAAGGTAGCGACGTCAAATTTAAGGGATTCATAGACGGCATGATTAGATCGAAAAATAAGAGAGGCCAGGAAAAGCTCTGGTTAATAGACTGGAAAACAACCTCTGCTAGGGGCTGGAATAGTGATAAGCGTCGAGATTTTCTTGTTCAGGCACAACTTGCACTGTATAAATTTTATACGAGTCAAAAATTTGAAATAGATCCAAAAGACATAAAGTGTGCCTTTGTTCTTCTTAAGAGAGGATCAAAAAAAGGAAAAGCATGCGAACTAATAGACATCTCAGTTGGACCAAAAACACTTGAGAATGCTAATAAGCTTGTAACTTCAATGATCAAGAGTGTAAATTCTGGAATTTACCTAAAAAACAGATCATCGTGCACTTACTGCGAATTCAAGGGCACTGATCATTGCCCTGGATCTACAGAGTTTTCGGCATTTACGACGCAAAGATAGAGCTTATTGTTTGGATAATAACATGAAGAAGAAAGTACTAATTCTATCGGATCACGCCCTTTCAACGTCTGGTGTAGGAACTCAAACGCGACATCTAGTAAATGGTCTTCTTGAGAAGGGCAGGTGGACATTTAGACAGTTTGGTGCTGCAATGAAGCACACAGACTATAGGACTGTTGTTGTTAATGAGGATTTTATTATTAAGCCAATTGATGGTTTTGGGAATAGAGATCTTCTGAGAGTAACTCTTGCAACAGAGAAGCCCGATCTTCTTTTGATATTTACCGATCCAAGGTTTTTTATTTGGCTTTTTGAGATGGAAGATGAAATCCATCAAGTCTGTCCAATTGCCTGGTGGCATGTATGGGATAACCTCCCGTATCCTAGCTTCAATTCTCCTCTTTACGAAGCTACAGATTTAATTAACTGTCACTCATATGCAACATTTGAGATGCTGAAAGACAGATTCCCTAATAAGACAAATTTTATCCCGCACTCACTTCCTCCTGATCTTTTTTATCCGCTTTCTGCCCAAGAAAGAAGGATGTACAAGTCAAGTCTTCTAGGAAGCGACAAGATAGAAAATTTTGTAGGAATCTGGGTAAATAGAAATGCGAGAAGAAAAAGGCCAAGCGATGTCCTTGAGGCTTGGAAGATATTTCTTGATGATTTGAAGAGAACCAAGGGACACCAGAAGGCTTCACTTATAATGCATACCGATCCGCTCGATCAAGAAGGGCCAAACTTGTACGCGGTATGTGATCACCTCGGAATATCAAACAATGTTGTATTTTCCAAGGAGAGGCTAGGCTTTGACAAGATGAATATTCTCTATAATATTTCAGATTTTTGTCTAAATATTAGTTTTGCAGAGGGTTTTGGACTTGCAACGCTTGAATCAATGAATGCAGGTACACCAATCATAGCGGCAAAAACGGGAGGATTGACAAGGCAGGCTGTTGACCATAGAGACGGATCACACAATGGTATTGCTCTTGATATAGATCTCAAGGTAATGGTTGGGTCGCAGGGGGTCCCATACATCTATGAGGACTATGTTTCAACAGAAAATACATCTCGAGCAATAATGAAACTCTATGAAATGTCAGATCTAGAAAAAGAGAAACTTAGAAGGAAAGTTTTTAGCTATTCAAGATCAGAATTCTCATTCAGCAAGACTATTGACGATTGGCATTCAACAGCTTCAAATCTAGTTGAAAACTGGAAAAAAGATAGAAAGAACTACGTTGTGAGGGAAATGTGATGGAAGTAGTTATCAGAGCTCCTCTGCTGAGTATTTCTGGATACGGACATCATAGCAGGCAAGTATTCGAATTTTTGATGTCAATTCCAAATACAAATGTTTCAACCCAGGTTGTTCAATGGGGAAATACTTCATGGATAATTGATGCTGATCAGGAGCTAGGAATTGCTGGCGATATCATGAAGAGATCGACAGATAGACAATCAGGATTTGATATTTCTTTTCAAGTTCAACTCCCGGATGAATGGTCTAACACGCTCGCAAAAGTAAATGTTGGAATTACAGCAGCTGTTGAAACAAATCTTTGTAATCCAGTCTGGGCAGAAAAATGCAACTTAATGGATGCAATTATTGTTCCATCTAATTTCACAAAGGAAGTCCTTCAGAAATCAGGAAAGATTGAAAAACCTATTTTTGTTGTACCTGAATGGTTCATGCCAGAGATTGAATCATCAGAATTTATTACAGATATTTCAACTCGAACTAGATTCAATTTCTTGATAGTAAGCCAGCTTACGGCACAAGATCCCGATTATGATAGAAAGAACATTGCCAACACTCTGAAGTGGATTTTTGAGACATTCAAAGATGACAATGATGTAGGAATAATATTAAAGACAAATAGCGGAAGAGGAACGACGATTGACAGGGCGACAACAGAGCACTTCTTAAATCAGATAATCTCTACATCCAGAAAAAATAGTAAAGTACCTGTCTATTTTGTCCACGGATGCATGACAAACGAAGAAGTTTCTGGAATTTATAGAAATAAGTCTGTTAGAGCACTTGTTAGTCTCACAAGAGGAGAAGGGTTTGGATTGCCCATTCTTGAGGCAGCCGCATCTGGATTGCCAGTCATTGCGACGGACTGGTCTGCGCACACTGAGTTTTTGAATCTTGGAAAATGGATAAAAATAGACAGTAATTTGGTTGAAATACCTGAGTCAAGATCTGATGGCAGAATTTTTATAAAAGGGACAAAGTGGGCTAATCCATCGGAAGAATCATTCAAGAAGAAGATAAAGAAATTTAGAGAGTCTCATGAAACACCAAGTCAGTGGGCAAGAGAGCTCAAAGACAAGTGCCAAAGCGGATTTTCAAAGAGCACAATTCTCAAAAGGTATCAAGAAGTATTTCAAGAGATACTAAAGAATGTTTGAAATTATTTCTTTAATTTTGTTTGTCCTTCTTTGCATTTCTATCTACTTTAACATAAAATTTGGAATAATTATTCTGAATTTAGTGGATGTTATTGAGGAAGTCCTCGATTCTCTTGACGAAAAATTCAAAATATTTTCGAAGATCCTTGAGAAGCCTGTTTTCTTCGATTCAGTTGAAGTAAGACAGGTAATACAAGAGATAAAAAATTGTCAAGATTTAATACTTGAAATTGCAAACAAGCTATCGACATTCGGGAGATCGAAAAATGAAGAAGACAAAGACTAAGAGATCTCCAAAAAAGAACGATCTTAAGATGTACTTCCACTCCGGAACGCATGATGCGATAGTACTTTTTCAAGAAGAGTCTGATCCAGATACAAGAAATAAAATTTATACCAATGAGATTCTTCCTGCTTTTACTAAACTTGTTGAAAATCTAATTTTTATTCACGGAGCAAATGTCCACGTTCAGGTAGAAGAATTTAAAAGCGACTGCATTAGCTTTCTTTATGAAAAATTAAAAAAATTCGATGCTTCAAGAGGTAGCAAAGCTTTCTCTTACTTTAACGTCGTTGCAAAAAACTGGATCATTATGAGGATGAGACAGAAGATAAAGCACACTAAAAAGCATGTTAACATCGACGACAAGACTATTGTTCCTGAGCTTGATGTGCTCAACACAGTTGATCCTTCTTTTGAGATATACGGATCTGCTGGAAAAAAGGCCGCACAAACAGAGCAACTTGACCAAATGTTTTTTGAAGTTTCTGATAGATTGAATCAGGAAAATGAAAAAATTTGCATGGAAGCAATTATTAAGCTTTTTCAAAATATTGATGATATTGATTTCTTCAATAAGAGGGCTATTTTTGTCTACATAAGAGAAATGACAAATCTTAATACTAAGCAAATTTCTACTGCTATGTCGTCAATAAAGAAACACTATAGAGAGGCAATGCAAGAATGTGAGTTTGATATTTTCTAGAGGAAGAAATTCATGTCAAAGAAAAGCTTAGACGTAGAAAGCCTTGATTCTCACCTCACAGATCTGAAGAGCAAGGAGCGGAAAGTTGCACAATTTGATGATCTTCTTGAGTCAATTGAAGGACTAGATAGTAAGAAAAAAGTTTTGTGGTCAGAAATTTATAGAAATGCTCTAACTGATAGAGAGAGTGCGTCTATTTTATTTACTGATACAATCCTTCAAATTAAGGGGAATGCAGCAAATCATTCAATTCTTGGCCCTGTTGTTGTGAAATATATCGAGAGAATGTCAAGGGCAAATGATCAAATCATAAAGCTGGCTGAGATTATTACAAACGAAGAAAATCGACCCGTAGACTCTGATTCAATTTTCAATCAGATATCAGAGGATTGAAATGTTTCAAGAAATACTTGTTACCGATTATATTTCATGCTACAGCAAACTCACCAGCGACCAGATTACAAAGCTTTCAAGCGGCTTGGTTGATATAAACTTTCTAGAAAATTGTCCAAATGGGACAATTATTGGTGTTTTTATTGATCAAAAGTCTGACATGCAAAAGAGGATTTTTTATCCGTTTTTTTCACACATCAATATGCCAATCAAGCCAGGAGAAAGGGCATGGGCTTTTAGTCAAGGTCGTGGAAGAGTTCCTTACTGGATTACTAGGAAAGTTCAAAATACATCTGCAAATGACCCCAATTTCACAAATGATGATAGCGCAAAACTATATTCTGCGCTCGGGAGTCAAGAGAACAAGAGAAATGTTGTATCAGGGATCTTTTATGATTCAAAGTCTGCTGCAAACTCTCTGGTCAAGATAAGATCAGATTCTTTGGCTTACCAGGATGATTTTATTGGAGAGCCTGCAGCCTATGTTGATGGAAATTGTAATGATGTTGTCATCCAAGGTTCAAATAACACAGCAATAAAAATTGGAAATTTAGGATCATCAGGTACAGGAACAATAGACATAGTTGCCGGTCTTGGAAATCTTTCTCTACAAACGACAGTTGTAAACACTGAAGGATACAGCGAAGTCCTAAAACCGCCTCTCGCGACAGACACATTGGTTTCTTCATTTGGGACGCTAAGCTCGGCGGATGAATCAAGAATTACAATTTCAAGATCTTTCAACGCTGATGAATACTATTCTTTGACAGGAGATGATTCTGGATCTCAAAAATCAATCACTTTAAAGACAGACAGCGTTAGAATTATTGCACAAAATGATTTAAAAATAATTGTTGGAACCAGTTCTGATCCATCAAGCATAATCCTAAAAAATGATGGGAATATCATTATTACTCCTTCTTCTGCTGGCGTTATTAAGCTTGGAGGAGAAGACGCAACAGGTGCAATTCTCGCGTCAGTTGATTCAGTTGTTACATCAGGGCGTGTTGAGGCACCCTCTCTTGTTTCTACAGCAGGCGGATTGCTTGGTGCGCCTAGCCTTCCGGCAACTGGAATTTTTTCTACTAAGGTCCTGGTCAAGGTAACCTAATGGGAACGCTGGAGACTGTAGGAATTATTTCATCGGGAGAGATTACAACTTCCGCACGGACAAAATATAGAGATAATGTTGTCAGCACTCTTCTGAGCGGAATTACGTTGGGTGCGACGTCTCTCGCTGCAGGAACAATTTCTATGGGAAATTTTGAAACTGATCCAATTGATACAGTTAAACAAAATTATCCTGCGTGGCATGGTTTCTATATTGATGGACTCCAGAAGAATATTGCATTGCTATTAGACCTGATTCCGCCTGCAGCAATTCTAAAATTTTTGCCTGTCCCAATTTTTGATCCAACAGAGCCAATTGCTAGAGTGATAACTGAGCTCCAGGATTTATTTTTACAGATAGAATCATTGATAGGCGCCCCAATTGTTGATATTTTGATATCAAAGATTGATGTTACAATTGAAAAAGCTGCCGAAATATCAGCTGCAGTAACTGATGCAAATCCTGAAGCATTTTTTGAATCAATAAAATCAACAATAGAAGCTGTGCTTGATGCAGCGGATATCAATCCAGACCTTGCCATTCAGAAAATCGAAGAACAAAGGGAAACAGTTATTGCCAAAGGCGTAGAAATAATTGAGAGTGCTAAAAACGCTGTCGAAGGCGTTTTGCCCGAGTTACCTATTCCATCTCTTGATATTTCTTTCATTGATCCTACACTTGACACTTCTCCTCTTTTTGCAACAGTTGAAGCAGACGGATACGATGGAATAGCTACAAAATTTATCAAAATGATGACTGTATTCTTGTCAATCCCTGCTCAAATTGTTGAAGCTGCCAAGAGCGCAGCAGAGGCAGCAGCTGACGCGATTAAGGCAATTGTTGATGCTCTTAATTTGCTTATAACAAACTTTAAAGAAGGAATACTGGAACTTCTTAATGCCGTAGTGGGTTTTGTCTGGGATCTGATATCTCAAGTTTTGAGCATTATTTCGACAGCATTTCTGGAAATTTCTTCTATAATTAATATTATCTTCTTTTTTGCAAAAAGCTTTATTATTTCAATTATTGGTTTTCTACTCGGATCGGGGATGATTGCACTTGCAGCTGCAAAATCTTTTGAGCTTGTTTAGCTTTGATTTCTTTTCTTCAAAATAATTAAAGACATGGCGTCAATCAGTTTTAAGAGTGTAGGAGACTTAAAAAATAATCCTCGTGCAGCACAAACTGCACAACCAAAGCCCGTTGGAATTTTAACCCCAGTTAAAATTACCTCCAGGGTTGGAGGACCTCTTGAAATGTCAAATACAGTCGTAGATCAAATGATTGATAATTTTAGAAATATGCTGATTGTTAATCACGGAGAAAGACTTCCGCTCTATGACTTTGGAGCAAATTTACGAGCACTTCTTACAGAAAGACTGTCACAACCAGATTATGATGAACAGGCAATGATGTATATTAAAGCAACAACTGAAAAATACATGCCTTACATAAGCTTGAATTCTTTTGAAACACAAATTCTCGAGAGCAATGACAGAACAACTTCAAGAATCAAAGTTCTTGTAGAGTTTTCAATTCCAAAGATCTCAACGGCTGTTCGTACTGTAGAAATCATTCTAAAAAACATCGGTTGAAAATGTCACTCACAAACGTAAAGAAAAATCTAAAGCAAAAAAGACAAAGAAACTACTTGGCCAGAGACTTCGACAGTTTCAGGACAGAGCTTATCAAATATGCGAAGATCTATTTCCCAGATCAGATTCAGGACTTTTCTGAAGCATCTGTGGGTGGTCTCCTTGTCGATCTAGTTTCCTACATTGGAGATTCAACAGCTTTTTATCTAGACCACCAGTTCAATGAGCTTGGACTTGATACAGCTGTTGAGAGAAAAAATGTTGAAAGACTAATAAGACTTGCAGGCGTGAAAATCAGAGGCGCATCTCCCGCGTATTGCAATATTGATTTTTCATTTGTTGTTGACGCAACCACGCAAGGAAATGGGTATATTCCGGTAAATTCTCAATTACCAATTTTAAGAACTGGTACGCGAGTAACCTCAAATACTGGAATTACATTCACACTTAGAACAAATGTTGATTTTTCTGAAGTTGACCAGTTTGGAAAATACATTTGTACATTTGTCACAAAAGATACAGATTCAAATGGAAATCCTACAACATTTACTGTGACAAGATCTGGGATATGTGAATCCGGAGGAACAGCAGAAGAGTCTTTCCCGTTTGGATCAGATACAACTCCTTTCAAGACAATAACTTTATCAAATCCAAATGTGAATGAAATTCTTTTGGTTGTTGATTCTGAAGGGAACGAATACTATGAAGTTGACGCACTTTCACAAGATACAGTTTTTAGATCCATTGAAAACTATAACTCCGATGTAGATTACGTTGAAAATGCTCTAGCAGTCGTTCCTGCACCATACAGATTTGCAACCCGTGCTGAATCAGATTCGGGAGTTGTGACTATAGTTTTTGGATCTGGTCAAGCTGGGACGCTGGACAACGACATCTTACCTGATCCGAGCGAGGTATCGCTTCCTCTTTTTGGAGACAAGAAGACTTTTCCAAGGGCATCAATTGATCCAAATTCAATGATTGGATCGAAGAGTCTAGGAATAACTCCAATCAATACAACAATAAGAGTCAGATATAGGCACGGAGGAGGAATTTCCCACAATGTCTCCGCAAATACGGTGAAAACAATAAGCAATCTTGTCACAAAGTTCAGCCCAGGGCTGTCTCCGACTAAGGTTGCAACAATAAGATCAACAATTTCAGTTAATAACCCTAGCGCAGCGAGCGGAGGAGAAAATGCTCCCACTCTTGAAGATCTAAGATCTGTGGCTCTGAGTATTAGAAATTCTCAAAACAGAGTCGTCTCTAAAGAAGACCTGATCGCAAGAATATTTTTGATGCCTACAAATTTTGGAAGAGCATTTAGAGTTGGTATACAGCCAAATCCAGTTAATCCTCTTTCTTCCCTTCTTTATGTGATCAGTAGAGACTCAGATGGATATCTTGCACAATCTCCAGACACACTCAAGAGAAACATTTCAACATACATAAATGAGTTCAGAGTTGTTTCGGATGCCTTTGACATACTTGATGCCAAGATAATTAATATTGGATTCACTTACAGTGTTGCCATAGACGACAGAGAAGACAAAGAAGGTGTCCTAACAAAGATAAACAATTCTATCGCAACATACTTGGACACAAATAATATGCAAATTGATGGCGGAATACAAGTTTCTGATCTAATAAATCTGATATTAAATCAGGATGGTGTGATAAGCCTAGAGAGCTATAGTTTTTCAAGCCTGACTGGAACTGTTGATGAGAGGGTCTATTCTTCTTTCTCCATAAATCCAAATACTTCAATTAGGCGAGGGGTGCTTTCTCCTCCTGTTGGATCAATATTTGAAGTAAAATACCCAGATGTTGATATATCAGGAAATGCAATTTAGGAGATTATAAATGTACAGAATTTTTCAAGCAGACAAGGACTCGTACATCACTAACAAGATAATCTCCAATACTCTCCGAGCTACTGATTCAAATCTTGGTCAGGCAGGAACAATTGACTTGTTCAAAATGTATGATGAAAATACATTTACCGGAGAAGACAGCCCGATAGAGATAAGCAGAGCACTTATCCATTTTGACATTGATGACCTGCGAGATTCAATGAATAGTGGAGAGTTTGACCCCAATAGCTCAGATTTTTCTTGCAGCCTCTATTTACACGATGTTTATGGAGGACAGACAACACCCACAAATTTTTCTCTAGTTGTCTACCCACTTTCAAAGAGCTTTGATGAAGGATCAGGAAGAGATGTTGTTCGCTTTGAAGATATTGATGTTGTAAATTTTATAACAGCCTCCGTCTCGAGCACAGTTGTCACATGGTCGGTCTCGGGCGCTAATTCGGGTGCTGATATTTCTGGATCCAATCAAGATTATTTTACACAAGGAAATTTAAACGACGGATTAGGAGTTGTTTCTTTTGCTTCAACTCAGGTGTTTTCGACTGGGCAGGAAGATCTAAACGTAGATGTCACAAAAATAGTGTCGGGAGTTCTTGCAAATCAGCTACCAGATTCTGGATTTAGAATATCCTTTATCTCAAGTCAAGAATTAGACCAAAAAACAAGATTTGTTAAGCGTTTTGCTTCAAGAAACACTACGAATACATCAAAAAAACCCAAATTAATAGTCACCTACAACGATGTAATATCAGATAAGACAAAAAATTTTGAATTCAATACTTCTGGTACTCTGTTTTTGAATACATTTGCAGCAGGATCTCCTGCAAATTTACTTTCAGGCTCAAATTTATCACAACTGACAGGAAGCAGCTGTATCAAGATTAAAATACAGTCAGGAAGTGTACAGAGGACATTTTTTGGATCCCAGCACAAGGTAGGAGATGTCTCAGTAACGGGAATCTATTCTTCAAGTTTCTTAGTAAATTCTTTTGATAGTGATATCTTTCAAAAGCTAACAGGGTCAGCTCAGTCTATTGATTCTTTTGATTTTAGCGTGAAATGGCTTTCAAATGATGAATCAGTACAATTTGCTACGGGATCACTCGAAATAAAAAGAAGAGATACAACGTATTTTTCACAGACACCACAGCGGTATTTTATAAACATTACAAATATGCAATCATCCTACAAGCAAGATGAAAAGATTAGGTTCAGGCTATTCATCGAAGACTTCAATAGAAATGTAATATTCGTTAAAACTCCTCTTGAAAATACCGGAGTTGTTGTAGAAAAGTGTCTGTACAGCATTAGAGATTTTGAGAGCGGAGATATTATAGTTCCTTTCCACGATCCTGGAACGCAGACGTCCAACGATTCAACATCTCATTATTTTGATTTTTATATGTCGACACTGCCAAGAGGAAGAACATATACATTTGATTTTAAGATAATAAACAAAGGCTTAGAAGCGCTAATAGGCGATGTAGCTGCAAAATTTAGGATTGAATAATGCCAAGACTTCGAACAAAGCCACCCGTCTTTAGGTCAAAAAAAACGCAAACAGTTACAAATTCTGTCAAAAGAGACATCTCAAACGTATCTCTGCAGGGAAGAGATACGTCTAATGAGAATTTTTTTCTTGATTCATATAAGACTGGTTTTAAATCAACTCAGCAGCTAGCACTCGACTTTTCACAATTCAAAAATCACACGTTTTTTTCTCCAGCAAGAGCAAAAGTCGACGTTGCTCTATTTAAATCAATAAATGAATTTCCTTTTACAGGATCAATAACAGAAATTGACAAGTTTTTAGTTGGATTGACAGGTTTTGAAAGATACGTCTTTGATTCTATCCCAAGAAACACAGGGTATCTATTTTTTTCAGGGACACAAGTCGGAGAAACATCCGGAGGAACATACATAGATGTTTCTCCTATTTCGGGACATGAATTTCCAAATTCGCCTGGTGCAACAGCAGAACAAGCTCTTGTCATAAATGGAAGTCCTTTTGAAATTGAATTGCACTTATATGTGCCTGAGGTTTTTAACGACAATCAAATTGTTGTACAGCGGCTGCAAGATGAAGCCGGATATACTCTGGCTCTCTCTTCTTCTTTGTCAAGTAACGAATGCAAGATAGTCTTCCTTGTTTCTTCAGCTTCTGATTCTTACCTCGTTGCGTCTGGAACGTTAGAAAAAGGAAATTTTTCTCACGTTAGAGCGTGTCTGTTTAATACTGATAACGGGAAGCAGTCTTTTGTGTATCTAGATGATAAACTAATAAGCTCTTCATCGGATACACAAGATTTTGGATCTCTTGTATTTGATACATCTAGTCTCATAATTGGAAGTGGATCTCGTCACACAATACTTGATTATGATTTTTTACCAAGACAAACGCTTAGTGGTGCAATCGACGAATTTAGATTTTTTTCAAAGCAGCGCGACGAGGAGACTATAAGCAAGTTTTCAAAAAGTCAGATGTTTGCAACCGGAGGCCTTGAAGCTTATTTCAGATTTGATGAGCCTGCAGGAAACTATAGCATGAAAGACATCGTGCTAGACCACTCAGGAAGGTGTTTGCACTCTAGAATCTTAAACTACATTCCCGTTCTAAGAGTGACATCTTCTATCAGCGTTCCGCTTTATAGTCAAAATCCATATTTTAGTCCTGTTCTTTACCCAGATTTTGTTCCATTTTCTTCAAGAATTACTGACCTTATTTCAAGTGCGTCAAGCTATGATAATGAAAATCCAAATATTGTAACAAATCTTGTGCCAATTCATTATCTTGTTGAGAGTGCAAACGCAGCAGGACTTCAGTCAGTGAGTAGCGGAATAGGTGTTTTCCCTTCGATTGTTGATTTACCCGGAACTGGAGAGATTCCAGAAACATCTGCTCTCTTGCGTACGCTCATAATGATGTCAATACCGCTAGATGAAATCAAGCAATTTATTGATAGCATGTCTACACTTCTCGCAGTCGAATTAGGGAATGAAGAAAAATTAAATAGTCAAATGATTAAATTTGCAGGAGACTATTTTGGAATAGATCTTCCAAACTTCTTTTCAAAATCAACTACCAATCAATTTTCATTCGGTGAAGATGTTAGTGAGACTGGATATTTTGAGTACACACTTAGAGCACTACGGGATGATTTGTGGAGAAGAATTCTTGCAAACATGCCCTATGTTAACTCTTCTAAGGGCACAAAATCTGCTGTAAGATCAATATTTTTATCATCTGGAATAATTCCTGAGAACTTCTTTGTCATCAGAGAGTTTGGACAATCTGGAGAGACACGACTGGCCGATCTAAGGGATTACTCTGTTGAAGTCTCATCGATGCTTGATTTTTCATCTAGTCTTGGCACTCCCACCGGACAGTTTATCCCGCCGGGAGTTAGAACTAACTCTCCTAGAATTATAAGCCCGTTCTTAAGTGCCTCAAGAGTTGAGACAGGAATTCCGCGAATAACAGGAAACTTTGTCAGTAAAGACCTTTTTCCTCCTCACGGAATTTCCAATAACCCAAATGATGGACTATTAACGTCAGGATCCTTTTCAATAGAAGCATCTGTCATATTTGATAGAAAAATAAAACATGACATAACCCAAAGCATCTTTAGAATCATAACGACGGGCAGCGCTTCTCCGAATGATTTTTTGGTAGGAAATCTTTTCTATAGATCAGAAAGCCCAGAGACAGGATCTCTTGTGTTCGCTACGAGACCGACCTTTGAGCCCGGCACTGTTGCGCCAGAACCTCTTGTAATGAGCATACCTGGAATAAATCTGTTTGATGGAGAAAGATGGACTGTAGGAATTGAAAAAATAAGAGGCGATGTGATTGGAACAACTTCGTCAAGCTACACACTTAGATGTGCAAGGCAGGTCGGAGATTATTTAGATTTCTTTTCTACCTCGTCTCTCTACTCGGACTATTCTGTTCTCCCCAATCAGTCAGTTTTTTTGAATAGATCAAGCCTCTATAATGCTTCCGGATCATATCTGATAATTGGGTCCCAAAGCATTACACCTAATACGAGATTTTTGAATGGGTACGAAAGTTATCTAGGAACAAAATTTTCAGGGAAAATTTCAGGTATCAAGTTCTTCTCATCTAAAATAGGTAACAAGTCTTTCATTGAGCATGCTAGAAATTTTGCAAGCATTGGAACCGATAATCCAGAAATTGGACTAGGATTTGATCTGGTTCAAACAGGGGCGTTTGAGCGGCTAAGAATTGACGCCTCTTGCGATCAAGCGACCACGGGAACAGATTCAATTGGCAATATTCTAATTTTCGACTTCAGTCAAAACGGACTTCATCTAAGTGGCTCTGGATTCCCACCATCGAGATCAGTTGTCTCACCTCAAACTTTAAACATAAACAGAATTTCTCCTAGATTTGACCTTCAGCAAGTTGCAAACAAGGTCAGACCAAGAGGATTAGATGTTCCTAATAAATCAGATCCGGGTTACGTAGTAACAGGTCCTGCATATGAAATATACGATGTTAATGAAATAGTTGATGACATAAGATTTGCAATTGAGCATTCAATAGTAAAGGCGCTTAACGAAGACATGATTTCTACGATTGGAGACACGCAGTACCTTGATAATTCTCTAGGTCGACCAGAATACATGTTCTCCGATTCTTATCCAGATCTTGATCATTTTTCAAATGTCTATTTCAATCGATTGACTGGAAAACTTGACATTATGAAAACATATGAAGTCTTTAGATGGGTTGATGTCGCCTTGACCGACTTGGTTGAGTCAATACTTCCAAAAAGAACAAAATTTATGGGAATTAATTATATCATAGAATCACACTTGATAGAAAGAGCAAAACTGAGATATAGGTCAGAAGACATGTTTATTCTCTCTCAAATTGATCCTCTTTATGAGAAAAGTGCAATTCTAAGAAAAGAAAGCCTTCTAACTACAAACCTATCTGGAATAATAAAGAGACTATGAAACCTTTTTACGATAAAGGAAAGTTTAGAACTGATCTGCCAGAACCTCAGTCTTCTTCTCCGTCTTTTTTGCCAAGAAAGAACGGTTTTGGAGTAGAGATAAGAAATGGAAGAGATCTAAAGAAGAGAAATTCAACAATGTTTATCTCTTCTGGAAAATGGACGGAAATGCAAGATGATGGGCTCATAGACCAGCAAATCACACCTGGTGTGATTGGTGAGCTAATTGACGTCCTTGACGTAGTTCCTTTCTCTGACGCTGATGAGAGAAAAAGTCCAGAATCTGTTCTAAACTCATCAGAGTTAATCAGGGGAAATTCGATTGATTTTGAAGGAGAGACAAACAAAGATGGAAGGATAACCGTCTTTAATGTGAGATCCAGAGGATACGTATCAAACGAAGAGATCCCATTCAAAACTAGGGGAATCAAAGTCGAGTCAGTGACAATCACAGGAAGAGGCTCTGGTGTTAAGAGCGATTCCTTCCTGGACGGAGGTAGTTCAACTTTAGGAATTACCAGAGAAGGATTTTACGGTGAGAAAAAAGTGGAGAAAGATCCTTTTAGTGACAGAATTTTGTTGAGTGATTTTGGAATGCTAAGAGACACGGGAGATTTTTCTTCAGAAGAGACCTATGGAACAAATGGCTTCTCCATTTATTCATCAGAATTTGGCATTGAATCAATTGCATTCTTGGGGCTTCTTAAATGAAAAGCAGAATTTTAAATGTTTCTCCGAGAGCCTATCTTAGGCAGAAAGATTCAAAAAATGTAATCCCTGCAATAGTTAGGACAGGAAATCAAAACGAAACCGGGAAAAAAGTCTCGCCTTTCTCTGAAAACGATGGCACTATAATTTTTGACCAGAATAAGACAGTTCTTGCGCCATACATGATACCCAAAAATATTGCTTCTCTTTCGGGATTTTTGACCGGAAGTCTTCTGATGACTGGATCTATAAATCCAGGAGCAGCATATCTTGACAAGAAAATTACAGAAGAATCTATTTATCCTTTTAAGGAATCATATAACCTATCAGCATACAACAAAAATTTTAGTCCTGGTTTCCCTGCAGAAGTTTATCCTGATTTTTCTTCTCCTGATTCTGATAAAGCAGCCTTGTTTTTTAACATAGGAACAAATTCAAATTTTGATGTGATCAAAGTAAAAAAATCAGACACTTTAAAAGACGCTGCAGGACCATTCTTAAACCAGGGAGGTTCAGGATTTATTTACTACAATCACGAAGAGAGGACCTGGGAGGACGTTGGAAATAGAGATCCTTCATCTGGCACACCAATTGAGTATGATCCAGTATTTCAAATTGATGAAACCCTTGCAATAGCTGTCCCTGCGGAGAATAAAATCTCATCAGGTCAAGGAAATTTTTTAAGCCAGTTTTCTAGCAGCCCATATAGCATAACATCCGAAGGAACAAATTTTGTCCCAAAATCAAAGCAGATATTAAAAACAAGGGGCTATGATAAAATAGGAGAGCCTACTTCATTTTTTGAAGCCCCCTATGCTCCAAGGTACCATGCACCAACAGGAAGCTCGATAAGTTTGTCGAGTCTTATTTCTGATCCATTTGTTGTTGATAGAATTTCTGTTAGTATTCCTATTACACTCATACGAACACAAGATGTCCCAACACCGGTTGGTCCTGGCAGAACAGATGATGGGTTTGGAAGAGATATTGATAATCATGTCTTCTTCGTTTACGTGCAAAATCGATCTAATGCCAGCAAGGACAGTGTCCAGGATGTATCAAGTAGCATAAGATATCTCATTGCCAAAGAATCATTTTGTTCTTTCAATAAAAATACTTTTGATCTTGTTGAACCTGATCTTAAGCCATTTCACAGTTTTGCAAGCATAACTGAATTCCAAATGGGCTCAAACATTGCTTCGAGCAGCAAAGCACCAATCACGCTGGCGAAAGATGTTGATCTTCTAATGACATTTAGGCCTGCTACATTTGATAGAAACTTTGGAACGGTATCAAAATTAGCAGGAAGAGTCTATCACGCTCCTGCTACGTTTGTTACGGGCAGCGTCTTTGTTCAAAATTTCTGGAGAGGTGGACAATATGCATCTGGGTCTTCTGGAGAAGTTACAATACCAAGCCCAGGATCTGGAAATTATAGAAATATCAATAGACGCCAGGATGCAGAATCACCAACAATAGAGAGCAAATTCTGCAAACCTAGTTCGCGTGCACTCATATCTTCTTTTTGGGAACAATATTCTGAAACATTCACTTCAGGTAGTGGTCTAGGAGAAGTTACAAAAGAGATCAATACATCTTCAACAACATCAGCTACATTAAAACTTTCTCCAATTGTTCTCTTTCCGGGAGATGAGCTTGTATTTGGAATAGAGTCCGGAGCAAACTCAAATATGGTATCTCCGGGAAGAACAAATGTCGGAACAGACAAAAGCGTGCTATCGGTGACAGGGTCTCGCCTTGTGATAAGACAAGGAGATGCAAATGTTGTCCTCTATGGCACAATGATGACAAATGCAAAGGAGAGACTTCCGGTTCTTAACCAGCACCTCGGATCAGACGCAGTTCAAGAGGACATCCACGATCCGGGACCATTTGATCAATTTGACATCTACGATAAAAAAATTCTTTCTGCTTCTTACGTTGATGGAATTTTCGCCGGAAAAATGATTGGAGGTACTAGAAAGAGAGTAGCACTTGGGTCTAAGGGAGAATCGTGGATAACTGGATCTCTACAAAGAAATATTAGACTAGTGGACAACAATACAATTTACTATGATTCCTATCTTCCGCCCCCGCCTGCGATAGTTTCGATGTTTGCAAATGCATCTGCTGACGTAAGGCCGATTGTTAAGTTTTTAAAGAGTGCAACAAATGGATTTGCCTTTGAAAATAATAGAAATTTGGACACCTTACTAAAAAGAAAATTTACCTTTGAGAGCGAGATAACTGTAAGACATCGGTCTCTTCAAATACGCCTTGTTGATGCGACAATTCCTGCAGCAGAAGACATAGACGGAGATACATCAAGATTTGTGCTGTTCTATAATGGAATAAATCCTTCTGTGGAATACCCGTCTACAGTTACAGTATCTAAAAAATCATACAGAGGCGCAGCTTCAATTAGATACGGATTGATAAGTGCAAGATTAACGTCTCCCGCACATGTCTTCAGCAGAAACAGTTATGGACAATTCAGAGATCTAATTGAACAACCAAAGATGTCAAGGTTTGTTTCAACTGAAACCGGAAAAGACGCGATTGAACAGCCTTTTGTTATTGCTTCTTTTGTGAGCGCGTCAACTGATACTCCTGTTGAGCCAAGTAGTACGCAATGTAGCAATCTAAGTGCATTTTGTACATCATCAGTGCCCTTCTCAGATAACGGAAGAGCTAGCAACAGAGGCGCTCTACCTGACGCACAAAATATTCAATTTGGTCCAAACAACCTGATTTTTGGAAATATAAATAGCAATCCCAGCCAGATTGCAGGCACCACAGCGTGAAATAGTTATATTGTGAGAGAATTATGGGAATCTTAGATTCAAAGAAAAGAATTATGGATGCTGTTCTAACACCTCTAGGAAGAGAGTATCTTGCAAGAGGAGGACTTAAGGTATCTTACGCAACAATCACAGACGGTCAGGCATATTATGACCCAAGCAGTGTAACTGGATCATATGATACTGCAAATGATAGAATCTATTTCGAATCTCCCTATTCTTTGCCTCATGACACTCTGGCACTGGTAACAGACGATACGGGTGATCTCGTTCCGGCATCTGCATTTGGATACGATATTTCAACAGAGGGAACAATATACAGCGGAGGAAGTCCAGTCATTGGTCTTACATCCGGATCCAGCTTCTCTTCAGCGATTACCAGCGTAACTGATATGTTCAAGACTTCTCTTGGCTACAATATGATAGTTGCATCTGCAGATCCGCTCGATGATACACCTGATTTTGTAATTAATCCCAATCAGGGATCTTTTTATCTTGAAAACTCTATGGCAGAAAGGCTTTCTGTCACAAGCATAAACACTGCAGATTCACTTTTTTTTGACAGAAGATTTTCTGGAAAAGACCAGTTCAAATATTTGCCACCGGTTGTTTCAAGTGGAAAAAATAAAATTCAATTGGGAAAATTCAAAAACATAAAAAGGTCAAATGATTTTACATATGAAAATCTGAAACAAGAAGTTTTTGGTACAAATTCAAAATCAGTAAAGCAGCGACTTGACATAAAAATTCAAGATACCAGCCTTGAAAATGATATGGTTGTTCAACTTTTTGAAGTTACTCCAACAGGAGTTACAAAGCTTGATGCAGTTGATTTTGGAGAAGTGTTCGATTCTACTGACAGAGAAAGGCCTCAAAAAAGAATTGTCTTTTTTGGAAAGGTCTTTCTTGATGATACTGAAACAGCTACCTACGCAAACCTTTTTACCGTGGTATTTGACTAAATGATAAGAGCAAAGAGATCCCAATTTCAAAAATTTGCAAAATTTGCAAATAGCTCTGAGATATACATAAAGTCTCACTCTGAGATTGATGGTATAATATCTTTTACCTACATAATTCCGGTCTCAATTGATCAAAGTTTAGTTGATCAGCTTGATGGAGACTTACAGTTCAGAATTTTTAAATCACAAAAGCGCGCGCCAGCAATTTCCATAAAAAAATCAGATATTGCAGGAACAAACATTTTCAAAAAAATTGACAAACAAAGAACAGATCAAATATCGAGTAGAAAATATGATAAAAAATACTTTTTGAACAAATTTATTGACAGGCCGGATCTTAAGCAAAAGAGCATGATCATTGAAGCTGAAATTGATAACAGCTTTATAGACACTGATAATTTTACAGCAGAGATTGCTGCTGTGAGGCTAGATGGTAGCTCTACAGTGGTTGATTCTGTTGAAATAAACCACAGCAGCGCACTCAGGATTTATGATATTCCCACAGATAACTTTATCATCTCTGCAACAAGAGACGAAAGAGGGATGATAACAGTCTCTGGTGTGTCAGAAGATCCAGTTACAAAGGGTTTTATTTTTTCTTATAGATCAGATTCTTCTTCGACTTTTAAGCCTTTAGTTTTTTCAAAAAATAATAGTTCTTTTCTTGGTGCTGGGAAAATTTCAACCGCTAGATTTGACGTTGATGATTCAGATCAATCTTTTACCCTTAGGGCAATTCCTGTTTCAAAGTTTTTTTCTCAAAAAATTGGAAATTTTAGTGAACAACGACTAGACTTTGTAACAAATGGGAAATTTATTCCGGCATACATTTCACTTCTTACCAATGATCGTGTAAATTTCTCATCATTTAAAATCGACGATTCAATAAGAAGGGTCTTTTTATACAGAGAATCTCTTGTTACTGGTGAAAAATCATTTGTTTCTAGCGCAGTTCCAATCGGAAATTACATCTCCATGCAAGATATTAATAGAATCCCTCAGTACGATTTTAGATACATTTTTGAATACCAAAATGAGCAAGGTGAGACTATAAGAAGTCCTTCTGAGATAATTGTTCCTGGATTGAAGCTTGATAGTCTTGCAAAGATATCTGCAAAAAGATCTACTGGACAAATTCTTGCTTTTGATGTTACCGTAGAGTACCAGACTTCAACAATTTATGATGAGATCATTGCAGATCTAAAATCTCTTGGTCTAGAAAGCCTATATTCTACAGATCTTGAAAAAATGACGAACAATCTAAAGCCATTGACGCGTGTGATTGTTACAAAGATATCTCAAGAAACAGGAATAGAAGAAAATATTGGAGTATTCCAACCTGGAAAAATAATACTTTCATCAAATAACGGACAAGATAGCCCGGGATACATCTATAGATTTGAAGTTGCTGTAAGGTCAACTCCTGAGGCGCTTGAAATGCTTGCTTCTGGAAAAAATGTTTTGGCAAACAATTCTTTCAATCTAGGGTCTGTGACAGATCTTGCAACAAAATTGATAGGAAATAAATACAACACGGCAAGCAGCTTTACTTCCAAGTTTTTTACAAGATCATCAATTAAAAATTCTACCATAAAGTCAGGTGATTCTCTATCTCTTGCTGATTTAAGCTATTATGCAGGTAGAACAGGAATTTTTGCCGACGTACGGGTCGATCCTGCCAAGAAAAATCCTGGACAAATAACAAATATTGGAAAAATTTATACAAAAAAAGGAAATTTCATCACCTGGAGCGCGGTTAATTCACAAGAAAACATTGATTATTTTATTGTTACTATAGACGGAGAAGAATTTAAATCTTTTCCAACCCCAGACGCAAAGCAGAGATTTTTTGTGGGAAATAAGAATCCAAAATTAATTAATATAGCTCCCATTATTGTCGGAGAACATCAAGGAACAGAACAGAGAACACTCACGAGGAAGCTATAATGCCAACAGAGATAATGTTTTCTGATGTAACAATTCCCTCCGAGGGCGCAGGATCAGCCTCAAGATTTGCGGGATCTATTGTTGCGTCGGGATTGTCTACAGCAGGGCCTCTCACACCAGAATCAGTTGCAAGCAGTGAAACAGTTTCAACGTTTGTTGAGTCTGCAAACACTGTCTACAAATATGGGGAAACTATATATGATTCCGAGCTAAAGGACAAGGGTATAACCAGCGCATATCCTGTTATTTTAGGTACAGTTCCGTTTACAAACATCTACAAGAATGAGAGTCTAACAAATTACGGACAGATTTTTCAAATACAAAATGATTTAAGAGACGTGACAGTCACTATCGCAGATCAAATTGTATCAAATTTTTATTTATCTGGTGGAAATCTTATTTCTGATACAACTGAATCATCAGCTTTAGGCGGTTTTAGTGCTACACTTTCATCTTCTCCGGGTGCTAGCGCCTTTGATGATCTAACATTAACTGAGTATGGTACCACAGACACATCTACTGCAGAGGAGACTACTACAGACGCTTCTTCCACTGATTCTTCCACATTGACGGCACCATCAGGTCTTTCTCAGATTAGAGATTCCAACAACGAAAAATATAATAATCTCATATCATATCTTCCCAAGGTTGTCAATCTTAGAAATTCACTCATAAATGCCGCTGAAAACACAGTTGTTCCAAGTTCAGAAAATTTAGGTACAATCATATACAAGGGAATTGGAACGTCACTGACTGAAATTGCGAACGCTTACGGCTCAGAGTATGACCCATCATCAGCTGATACAGCAGAATTTAACAATCTCACAGTAGAATACGTTGATGACGATGTATCGAAATACGATACTGGAACAAAGTCACTTTTGAATAGACACATTGAAAAGTTTATAGGAGATACTTCATCTCTAGAAAATAGTCAATACAAGACAGCTTTGCACTATCAGGTTGCCAAGGCAGCACTCTTTCAGATGACAGAAGGAATTAGTCTAAGCGATATCGAAGACTACGGATATACTTCTCCGTACAGAAATCTTGACTACCAGCAAATAGCAAGTGTTGAAAAATTTAGAGAAGAATCAAGCAATTTTTCCATGAAATCTGATCTCAAGTTTGCCAAGGCGACTCTTTCTCTTGCAGCAGAAATTATTGACAGTGATTATGCGGTTCCTTCTGGAAAAATATCGGGACAAAACATTCCGGAAGAAATGGAAAAATATGGCGTTCATCATAAGGGGCAATACGTTTATGATTCTGATGGGAATCTAATAGGCGGTGCGAAGGCTGCTCTTGCTTTCCAGGATAGCGTTTCTGGGACGTATTTGAATTCACAAAGTTATTATAGAGATACGCAGGTATTTGATAACAATGATCTAACTTTTCTAGAATCAGTAGCAGTAGGGGCAGCTGCCGGAGCTAGCGCAGGTGTGATTTCTGATCCACTTACAGTTACTGCAGGTGCTATAATCGGCGCGGTTGTCGGAGCTGTATCCGATGTTATCGAGGGAAAAACTCTGTCGCTGGGATATAAGCCTGTAGTCTCAGTTCTCAAAGATACAGCAACAGCCGGATTTATTAAGCAGATACCAACAGTTCTTGCCTACAAAATAATGGAAGATGCAGGAAATTCAAAAATATCGAGCTGGCCTAAATCAATTAGCCCAAGTGCGAGCGATTCTGTTGACGTGGAAGATACGATCGGCAATGACATAAGATACATTTTTAAGATTAGCAATAATCAGACAATTGCCCCCTTTGATACATCATTTCCGGAGGAAATTGGAAAAAGTCTCTCTCCGATATCTAGCGTTCTTTTGTACGGAGATACAGCGCTTGATGAGGTATCTGACGGCCTGAGTGATCTAAATGATAGAATATTATCATTCGCATCAGACAACAAAGCAGTCTTGACAAATCAATGTGCATTAACAATTCTTAAGGTTTTTTATGAGGAGTTTTCTGGATATTTCAAGGGATCAGTTTTTGGAGGAAATACTGGTACGGGATCACTTATTCGAACTTTGATGTTTTTGAGAGCATCTGAAAATGATACTTCAGCTGCTGTTTTGTATCGTGCAATTCACAAGGCAGACCTCTCACGCGAAGTTGTATCATACGATTCGGAGGAATATAATTCTTCTTTTGCTGTAGCAATGTATCAGATTTCAACAGGTCAATCTTACGAAAACCTGGGCGGAGAAAAGTTTAACGGACTGGAAGATCTGCTTGGCAAGGTTGAAATAGATCCTTATAAAGACACCCAAGAAAATGTTTACAATACTGTTTTTAATGAAGTAGGAAATTCCTTCCAGATGTTCAATAGGATAGTTGAGACCCTTGTTGGAATATATCCTACAATTGGTACGAGCGGAACGTCAGGAACAAGGCTTGCTCACACAATTAGAATGTCTGCCTATACTATGTTTCTTTATTTTCTGAGATTGATTAGAACTAAAGCTTATCTTGATTTTGTTGTTGACTCCGACGATTCTGATATTGTTCAATTTGTTCCTAAGCTAGAGTGGGATAAAGAAGTCACGGCTATGCTTGTTGCTTGTTTTGACAATGCATTTGTTAAAACTGAGCTTGATTCAGAGTCTGATTTTTCTTATTACGAAGAAATCATTGGATCAACTCCAGCACAAGAAAAAATAGACACTGTGAACAATCGTCTTTTCAAGTATGTACGATCTCCAGTAAAAAATGCAATACAGGTTAGTCAAGATGTTGCATCTCTTTTTGCATACCAAAAAACAATAATTGAAAACCAGATTGACATCATTAATGAAATAAAGGAGTACTATAGCAAGATTACTGAAGTATTTGACGGAGATTCTGAGAGAGCAACTCTTCTTATTTCTAGATACCTGACACCAGAATCCATTGTTGAAATGCTCTACAAAGCAAAAAGGTACCAGAGTGTAATTCCCGGTACCGGCATTACTGAAATGATTACAAGATCAGCAAGCTACAGATCCATAGTTGAAACAGTCTTTAAGAACATAATTCCAAATAGAGGAGATCTTGGGATTTGTGTCGTGGGCATTCCTTACGGTCATTTAGAAAGGTTAAGGTTGGCTCGTGCTACAAGGAATCGATACTTTGGCATACAAACAAATGTTGATGACGTGAGAACGTCTGTAGATGATGAAAATGATGTCACTTATCCTTTCAAATATATCGAAAACTCCAGCAGTCAGAGACCTGACGTTGGCGGTCCTTTTGATATTACAATTGCAAATATTTATGATGATTTTTCATCTACAACTTTTCCAACCTCTATCGATGATGACAGCATAAGCCTTGCCGTCGTGGATGGACTCGAGGGTTTTAGAGATTCTGGTGTCACAAATGCAACTCTTACAGCGATAGCAAGGTCTTCTCTTGGTAGTTCTGAAAAGAACATCGATTTGCGTGCCTATCTCGTGCAGGCAGCTTTGCAATCTTACATTGAAGATATCTACGGATTGTATTTTAGATATGCATCAACAAAATCACCAATGAGAACAGAAACGTATCCTGAAGAAATATATGCAGAAAGCGCACTTGCAAATGCTGGATATACTCCAGGAACACCTGAGCAAAAGCTTGAGTACGCTAGGCTCAAGTCTGCAATCATGATGCACAAAGACTTTGCAACCACTAGGATGCTTGAAGAGCTTGAGGCATCTCCGGTTTTTGATAAGATTGTGTATATTCTTTATAAGCAATCAGATCTTGGAAATATTCTAAACGAATTCTACACAAAGGTGAAAGTATAATGTCATCATACATTATAGATTCAGATCTTTTAACTGCTACATCCTCTGTTAGCATACCATTCTACTATGTCTATTTACCATCAGATGAATCAATTTCAGCCGGATTTGTCTACAACTATTATACAAGAGATGAAGGTGTTTCTGAGGCAGCATTTACATCGCTAGATGCAATTGACGCGGATAGTGATCAGTATGCTTTTGTTGTTGAAAACTGGGAAGAAGGTGTCTATCCTCGACAAGTAAATTTGACATTTACATCTGGCAATGCATTTCCTGATGCTCCTCTTGAAGCCGGAGTCTTAGCAGCTGCAGTCGATCAGAGAAAGGTTGTGTATGAAGACGCACCGTTTGAAAATGGTTTTTCATCTATAATAGTCCATGACACATCTATTGATTCACTCGTCTATGAATCGACGCGAGCCATAAGGCCAGAGAGTAGAAGGAGTATTTCAGATACAACAAGAGATTTTTTAAATGTTCAAAAATTGCAATCAGCCGGTTTGAGATTTTCCAAGGCGCAGACACGTCAAGAAATAACAGCCCTCTATGATAGTGATGTCAAATCTTTGAATCTTGGTATTTCATTAAATAATTTTTTCGTGAACGATGTCGTAAAGACGTCATCGAGATGGCAGTCATCAGTTTTTTCTGATGAATTTGCATATACGCTCGATGATACACAGGCCACGCAAAGAGATGCTAGAGAATCTGCAGTTAATCCCTTTTCAATCACTGAGAACGAAATTGACATCCAAGTTGACAGTATTTACTCAACCTTTATAAGAGCTGATGTTTCTTCTGGTATAGGAGTCAACTTAATAGATTATGGCACCGAATTTGCCAGTGGAAAAGTTGGTTATATTATCGAGAAGTATGGAGAACAAATTGATGGGTCTACGCTAAGATATCCCGATATTATCATTGAAGATCCTTCTCAAAAATCTTATCTGGATCCTTACGTAAGATATGGGGGTGTGTACAAATACAGAGTGAGAACTGTATATCGAACAACAGTCATTGGTGTAGATGAGAGCGATCTAGAAACATTCGAAGGATATGATATTTCTGTTATTTTGTTCGCAACAACAGGCGAATACACAACAGTTCAATGCGTTGAGAAAATTCCACCACAGCCGCCCATAAATATTTCATTCCAACAAACTCTGTCTGGATTATACATTAGATGGAATTTTCCAATCAATACTCAAAAAGATATAAAGAGATTCCAGGTCTTTAGAAGAGAGAGTCTTAGTGACCCTTTTGAGTTGTTAAAAGAAATAAATTTTGATAAAACTATATTGCCCTATACATCGGGAGAAAATGTTCCTGATAGTAAAACACAGATAGAGAATGGACCTGTTAAGCATTATCTTGATAACGATTTTTTTGAAATTGAGAGTGACTATATCTACGCACTATGCTGCATAGACGCACACGGATATTCTTCTTCGTTTTCTGAGCAATTTAGGGTTAGATTTGATAAAATTACAGGAAAGCTGATTATTACAAGAGTATCGCCTGAGGGTGCACCAAAGCCATATCCAAACGTCAAAGTTGAAGGAGATTTCTTTGATGACCTAATCAAAGATAGCGGACACAGTAGGGTCAGAATATACTTTGATCCCGAGTATCTTGACGTAACAAGGGATGGAAATAGCTTGTCTCTTATTTCTCAAACTGGTTACTTGGGTGTAAATTACAGACTTTCTTTGACAGAAATAAACCTGGGACAAAATCAATCAGTTGACATTTCAATTACAGACAATACAATAGGAGCAGATGGTATTCCTGTGAGTATTGCAAAATTCTACTCATCTAGTTGATTTTTTGTGAGATGCGCAGCTTGTGATATTTAATTGTGAGGATTGAAGAAAATGGGATATTTGGATCAGAGCACAAACAACATCATTCTTGATGCTGTTCTTACTGATACTGGTAGAAGGCTTCTGGCATCGCAGGGACGATTTGTTATAACAAAGTTTGCTCTTGCTGACGATGAGGTTGACTATTCCATCATTGAGCAGTACGGCAGGACTGTTGGAAAAGAGAAAATTGAGAAAAATACTCCTGTTTTTGAAGCACTCACTAACCCAAATTTGGCGCTGCGAAACAGCCTCGTAAGCGTTTCAACTGTTTCAAATACTGTAACGTACCTTCCAACGCTTTCCATATCACCGACAGGAATCATTTCACTCAACTTTTCTAGCAAGTCAGCACAGACAGTCAATGTTACGCTTGAGATTGAGGATGGATTTTCTTGCCCACCTGAGCTCATTGACGATGACTTCTTTGTGTATCTTGATAACAGGTTTTTGAGAGCGTATTCAAACAACGTCACTGTTCCATCTTCAATTTCGTCTACAAATACAGCGACTTATATCTTTCCATCAAGCGCAACAAGCAGCACCAATCCTCTTGCCAGCCTTTCTTTTAGTCTCGTACCGCAATCTGTCCCTGCTGCAACGCAGACTGCATACAAGATACCGGGAACTTCTTACATCTCCACCTACGTCGCGGTTATTGGAAGAAATTCTGGACAGAGAACAGATATTCAGGTCAACATAACAACAACACTGTAAGGATAGAAAATGCCAGTCTACAAAGGAATTGGACCCAAAGACATAAAGACAGCAAAGTCTTTCTTGAATCAGCTTGTCGATGTAGTCCAGGAAAGCATCAGTGGATCAGCTACGAGAAAAGCATACGAAGTCTTTATATCTGGCTCTGGTGCAGCTTCTATCACGTCTTCTCTCTTTCAGACTGTCTTTGATCAAGATTTTACGCTCGCAACTGCGAATGAGATGCTTGATATGACGATCGGGCTATATGCGTCTAGCACAATCGTAACTGAGGCTCCTGGATATGATGTTGATTCAGCAGGAAAGCTTGAATTTGATTCAAATTCTGCAATGATGAGAGAGAAGGTTCAAATTTACAACCAGTTCGCGCAGGTGCTGCTTGGAGATTCTAACTCACAATTTAGGTCTCCGTTTACGGGTCAGTCAACAGATGACAACATAGACGCAGCTCTTTTCATACCCATAAAGCGACTCTTCTTTAGGGATGGAATAAAGAAAGAGACCTTTGCAATGAAGCTTTTTCAATCTGCAGCTCTAGATGGATCGCCGTCTGCCGGCACATATGAAAAAACAATTCTCAACGGATTGACAGCATCAAACATCAGTTATCCAGGAGCATCTGGATCCATCATCATTACAGACGCAGGCGTAGGAAGCACGGGTCAATATACGTACGGCGGAACAGTTGCCAATCTAATAAACTCCTCCAACACTTCACAAAACTTGGGACTCGTATTTTATGATCAGGGAATTGTCGTTCTTGACATGGAGAAGGTCTTCTTTGCAGATCAGCATATGAGTGGAACGATTAGCGCTGCAACAAGCTCTGATATTTTTTCTGGTGTCACAACAGTGGCAGGGACTACCTTCATTGGACGATCAGGCGCGCCTGTAGCAAATGTGGCAGCAAAATTTATTCCTGACTTTGTCGTTTCTGCGTCGATTGATGACATTGTAAACCACATCGCTTCAGTTAGATTTGGAAATACGTCTAATGCTAGCGATACTGCAATAACTTTCCAAAATCTAACAACAATAAATTCAACACTTGTGTTTTGTGAGGCTGCTGCAGATGAGTTTAACTACTCTTCAAATCCAACATTCACAGATTCCGATGGTAGAATTGTGGTAATTGATAGCGGCTATGAGACTACTCAAAAGCCCTTCACATTTATAACTACAATTGGACTGTATGATGCTGCTGACAACTTGCTTGCAGTAGCTAAGCTTTCAAGGCCTGTTGAAAAGAATGACGAAAAGAAGCTTTCATTTAGAGTAAGACTCGACTACTGAGGTGGCATGTCTGTTATCGAGATCAGCCCAGACCTCGTAGAGGTGACAACACTGGTTTTGCAACCAAGCCAGTCTTTTTCATCTTCGTCTCTTGGCATGCAAGGTGCAATTAGAATCTACTCAAAGCCCACAAACTCTCTAAAAAGCTTTTCCGGGATTAGTTCCACAAATGCTTATACAGAGACTTCTGGTGTGACTGAAGATGATGATCTTCTGTACAATGCAAGCCAGCAATATATTTCTGGTGCTACATCTATTTTTAAACAAATGGACGCTTACATCAGAAATGTTTCAACAGCTGATGTAAGCAGCAGACAGTTTATCCAGACATTTCCTGTTAGAATGTTTTCTCCGCCGAGTGTCACTCCTACAACATTTACCGACTCAGACGGAGACGGAGAAGTAGATTCTGATTCTGTACCGCAGGACAGAAGCGAATGGACAAATTTCCAGCGTAGAAATATTAGTAAATTCTTAATGCTGGAACAAAGAACACAAAATCATTTGTCTTTTAATGCTTATGTGAATTACAATAGCTTGAATTTTGTCTCATCGAGTAATTTTGGAACAAGTTCAGCTCTCATTTTTCCAAATTTTCCAGATGCAAACGGGACGAGAGATTATACTCCTGATGGTCCTTTTACTCTGGACTTCTTCATAAAGCCTCGGGCGCCTATTGATGAAATTGAACATTTTAGGGCAGGAACAGTCTTTCATATTTCTTCGTCAATATGCGTTTCTCTTGTAAGTGGATCAAGTCTAGCTTCGGATAGAAAGCCAGACAAATTTAGGATACTTCTGCAGCTAAGCCAGAGCGCTGATATTCCTCCCTCCCAGATACATCTTGGTTCTCTTCCTGCATCCTCGCCTTTAGATCTTGCTTTTGTTACGCCGGAATTTCTTCAAAGAGACAAGTGGAGCAGAGTTACAATTCGATGGGGTGCAAAAAATAGAAACTTTGGAACCGGGTCTATACGGGTTGATAATAACATAACAAATTTTTCTTCAAGAACAGATTCTATCAAGACTGGGCTTAATAGCAACGCAGTTGTCATAGGGAACTACTACGACAGCGGCGACAGAATTGCAAAGTTTTTTAATTCAAATGCATCATTGAAATATGGAACTCTGGAAGATCCTATTCCGGGAACGAATGATCCTGCTGGTTTTTCATTTAGCAACCCTTTAAATGCTGAAGTTCATCACATTTCACTTTTCAAGAGATTTCTCACAGACTCGGAAATTACAAACATCAATGACCTTTTTGTAGAGACTCCAGGCGCAAAAGGTCCCGCCTTTTTCTTACCCCCTTTCTTTACTTCATCAATCCCATCTGATGGTGTTACAACTTACATCACCCCTAATGTGCTTGCAACTGTTGATACAGACAGCCCAGTGTCATACCAGCTTGCGCTAGGATATAATTCAACATTTGTAAATCTCCAAAATTTTGTAGTTGATTTTGCTAGATCTAGGCAGTCACGTGCTTACAACATGTCGGATGGAGTTGCTGTTCCAACTGCTTTTGATTCCAGAGATGGCACCATTGACCAGCTTCTGATGTTGCAGAGACAAAATAGAGCTAGAAATTTTTTCATACTGCCCTGCGATGATGGATTTTTTGAGCCAAGCTTTGAGATTCTTGATAGTGATAATTCAAGATTTCAAAATATTGGAGCTTCAAAATCTACAATGCTTATATCGATGGATGCCCTTGCTCCCCCAGGAGAGATCTCTGAGGGGGGTGTGTACATACGCGGCGCGGAGTTTTCTGATTTTTCATATGATGGATCTGATTCTCCTTATTTGCCGCTGTATCAAAACATAAGCTACGGAACAGTTGGGCTACCCGACAACAGTTCCAATAGAATGCTTGTTTTCACAATACCAAGTCTCTACTACATGTCAAGAATCATCCCAGAATCTTTTGTCCTAACAGATAGCAATATCTCATATTCAGGCGGGATTTCAATGACATTGAAAGATGATGGAAGAGGAAATATCTACAGATGCGACGCTGTTTCTAAACCAGCAAAATGGAATAGAGTTGGCGCGATCTTCTATAATCACGGAATTGTTGCTTTAATATCTCCGCATCTTTCATTTTTTGGAAGAAATTCGTATGAGATGTCATTTAGAGGAGAAATGAGAAAAACAATTGCAAATTTCTCAGTCCCGGCGCCGCCTAGCGCTTTCAATAAGTCTCAAAATCCAACCTGGCAATCTTTCCCACCAACAAATCTAAAATCAGAGCAAGCAAAAGAATTCAATTATATCTCAGGAATAAATCTTCACGATGATAATTTCAACGTAGTGATGCGAGCTAGACTTGCACAGGTTGTTCAAAAAAGAGAAGGCGACGAAATAGTCTTTAGAATAAGATATGACTTCTAGAAAAATATTAGGACTGGATATTTCTACATCTTGCACGGGATTGTGTTGCTTAGACGATAATGGGACGATTGTTTTAATTGAACCAATCGTCTTGACCTCTCACAAGACATTTGTTGAAAAATGTAATTTAATAAAAGAGAGCCTTGAGAGTGTAAAGAGAGAACACAAAATCACAGATGTATTTATAGAGCAAAATTTAAGCTCTTTTAGGCGAGGTCTTTCTTCTGCACACACTATCAACACACTTGCAAGATTCAACGGTGCATGTAGTTTTATCGCATACCAGGTCCTTGGAGTCGATCCGATCTCTTTGAATGTTACAAATGCTAGAAACCATCTTAAAATAAAGATTGATCACAAGGACAAGACTCGAAACACAAAGCAGAAAGTTTTTGAATGGGTTGATTCAAAGATTCACGTAGAGTGGCCACGCAAGAAGAACGGAGACATTAGAGAGACAGCGTATGACATGGCAGATGCATATGTGATAGCAATGGCAGGGCTGATGGGTTGTAAAGAGTAATTCTCCTAGTAAAATTGTTTGTGCAAACAACAATAACTGATCGTGTCAGATTTATTGAGAAAGTCTTTGGAAAGGGTGTCATTGCTAGAAGCGGTGAGGACATAGCAGTTTCGTGTCCAGTTTGCAATGATACAAAAAAGAAAAAGCTCTCAATATCTCTTAAAAGCTGGAGTTTTCATTGTTGGGTATGCAACGAAAAAGGGAGAACATTAGTCCCACTAATTAGAAAGACAAAGAGCAGAGAAACTCTTGAAGTCTATAAGCGGGATTTTTTAAATCTAAAATCTTTCCATGAAAGCGAAGATGCCAAAGAAGATGAGGTGTTTTCATATCCCGAGGGGTTTGTTCCCGTCGTAAATCTTCTTGATTCAAGGCTTCCAAACGTTAGATCTGTTATATCTTATCTAAAATCTCGCGGTTTAAAAGAGGCAGATTTTTATAGATACAGAGTCGGAATGACTCCGGCAGGAAAAGACCCTAGACGCGTATTCTTCATATCTCTTGATGAAGAGGGTAATGAAAACTTTTTTGTTTCAAGAAGCATTGACGATCAATCAAAGTATCGGTATGTAAATTCAAAGGTTGATAAAACTTCTATCATCTTTAATGAATGTGATATTGACTGGAATGAGCCAATTTTTCTAGTGGAAGGAGTTTTTGATCAAATTAGTCTATCTAAAAATAGCGCAGTGCTTCTTGGGTCAACACTTCCCGCTTCAAGTCTTCTTTTCAGAAAGCTAGTGCTCAATGAAGCACATGTGATTATCAGTCTTGATCCCGATGCAAAGAAGAAGTCGAAAGAAATCGCTGATTCTTTGACTGAATATGGGTGCAAGGTCCAAATTATGGACATTCAAGATTCAAAAGATCTAGGAAGTATGTCTCAACAGCAGATCAGTGAAGCAATGAAGAATATTTCAGACTGGAATCCAAAGACTTCGCTGCTAACAAAGATAAATTCAATTAGAAGTGGATCGATTTTGTGATATTTAATCATTATGAAAAACGTAAGACACGCAATTCGATCAATTCTTGCCGATGACGCCCTATATCGAAGAGAAGACATTCCGGGAGATGTAGACGATCCACCTGACAGTGGGTGCGGATGCAAATCAGAATGTCATTGTGAAGAGGATTTCGTCACGCCAAAATACGCGCTTTACAGTCTTATAGGAGACGCCATCAGGATGTATGACCAGATGGAATCAGAAAGCACTGGCAACCCAGAGATTGACGATCTAATAGTCAACATTGCACGAGAGATAAAAAGAACAGTCGGTTGAATAAGAACCCAAAGATGTGTATGATTGTCTCATGAAGATTGCACACTTTGCTGACGTCCATTTTCGAGGACTTGCGCGTCATTCTGAATATCGCGAGGCTTTTGAGGACGCATTCAAAACACTGCGCCAGATTAAGCCAGATTTAATCTATATTGGCGGTGATATTGTTCATTCAAAAACCCAGGGGATTACTCCAGAGCTCATTGACGTACTTCGGTGGTGGTTTAAATCGCTAGCCAGCATTGCTCCTGTTGATGTTCTCCTGGGAAACCATGATGGACTCATAATGAACAAACAGCGGCTTGATGCTGTGTCACCCATTGTTGAGGCGCTTGGTGATCCAAGAATTCGACTTCTCAAAAAGTCTGGTGTCTATTCGACGCAAGACCCGGGTGTTACTTTTTGTGTTTTCTCTCTCTTTGACCAGGAAGGGTGGAAGTCGGTCTCACCGATACCGGGAAAAATCAATATTGCTCTCTACCACGGATCTGTAAGGGGCGCGCTATCTGACACTGATTATGAGCTTGAGGGTGAGATAACGACAGGATTCTTTGAGAACTATGATTTCACTTTACTAGGCGACATACACAAGCGACAGTTTCTGAATAAGCAGAGAACCATTGCCTATTGTGGGTCAACAATTCAGCAGAACTATGCTGAAGAGAAAACAAAAGGATTCTTGCTCTGGGATATTAGATCTCACGATAATTTCGATGTCACTTTTCACCCTGTCAAGAATGTGCATCCATTTGTGACAGTCACATGGAGGGATAATGCTGATACCAATCAGCTCCTTAGGGAGATACCAGAGAGGTCACGTGTTAGATTTGATATTCAATCAAGAGACACTGATGGGCTCAGGAGCTTCTGTTCTCTTGTTGAGTCATCTCTCTCTCCTGTTGAGATAACATACAAGACCCAGACAGATAAATCAGGACCAGCAGAGAGTCCGACTGAGGAGATAAAGTCGATAGACGTCAAGCAGGCATTGGTAGATTTTATCAACAGGAGATCTCTACCATCTCAGGTGAATGAGGAAGCACTCAAAAAGCTTGATTATTACCTTGCTTCTCGAGATGGTGCGGAGGATGCTGTTAGGAATGTCAAGTGGGACCTAAAGCGCCTCGAGTTTAACAATCTCTTCTCTTATGGTGAGAACAACTACATTGACTTTGACGTCATGCCTGGGATTACGGGAATCTTTGGCAAGAACAGGTCTGGAAAGTCATCCATCATCGGTTCAATAACCTACTGCCTATTCAACACGACTGACCGTGGTAGCATGAAGAATCTTCATATTATCAATTCAAAGAAGAATGCATGCAGCGCAAAGGCGAGAGTATCTGTTTCTTCAGATGAATATGAGATCTCACGTGAGACAGTCAAGAATTTTCCCAAGAAGGGCGAAGTCTGGGCCAGCACGACGCTGTCTGTCACAAAACTCGGTGATGACGAAGAGAGTCACGTTGATCTGAACGATGAACAACGCCGTGAGACTGAAAAGGTCCTGCGCAAACTAATCGGCAATTCAGATGATTTCTTCTACACTTGCCTTGCTCCGCAGGGAAATATGAATCTCTTCATCAATGAGAAATCGACAGCTCGCAAGCAGATGCTGACTCGATTCCTTGACATTGACTACTTTGAGGAGCTTCACAACCGGGTCAAGTCTGATATCTCGCCCTATAGGGCGAGGCTCAAGGGTGCCGGTTCTGAGCAGGAGTGCAAAAATCAGATAGCTGAGCGCCAGAAAAAGATTGAGGACCTTGAGGCGCTCAAGAAGGCTTGCCGGGAGGAAGCAGAGCGGCTGAGAAGTCTGATATCGGACATCACGATGAAGATCTCACCTGATGTCGTCAACGATAGAAAGGAAATGGGACGACTTCAGTCATCTCGAGATTCTCTTATTAGCGATATTGCGCGGATTGAGAATGAGATTAAGTCTGAGGAGAGCACACAGGAAGCTGTTAAGTCGAAGCATGAACGTGCAAAGACAGTTCTAGAGTCTGTCAATTTTGATGAGCTTCAAAAGTCTGCCAACGACCAACGTGACATCACGCGTCAAATCGAGTCTGAGGAACGCGATCTCAGGTCCAAGAAGCGCGAGAGAGACATCCTGACAAAGTCTGTTGAACTTCTAAGTCAGGTCCCATGTCATGGTCAGTATCCTAGCTGCCAATTCATCTGTGATTCACACAGAAACAAGGAGAGGCTTCCTGGCATCGACTCACAGATCAGCGCCAAGGACAGGTCAATCAGTATCCTCAGGAATAGATCTACGACCCTAGAGAAGGATGACCCGACCACGTCTTTGCAGAAGGCTACCAAAATTCGAGACCTCGAGAAGGACCTAAAGGTCGAGATTGAGCGGCACGAATCAAAGCTGGGAATTCTTAGAGAACGTATTAAGAACAAGCGCACAGATCTTCAGCAAGTAGAGACTCGGCTGAGGGAGATACAGCAGAAGATCTCAGGCACAGACATTCCCGAGGACACGCGTCTTGATGAATACAACGATTCACTCAAGCACGCAGAGAACATGTCAATCTCTCATGCAACTGATATCGGTGTTCAGACTGAAAAGATTAACCAGCTCAAGAAGCAGCTTGAGGAGATTAGCTCCTCGCAGGATGCCATGCGCGTCCTTGAGACGCTCGAATCGGCTTTCTCAAAGAATGGCGTGCCACATGAAATTATCGCATCGGCATTGCCACGAATCAATGCAGAGATCTCAGCGATTCTAGATGGAATTGCCGGTTTTACAGTTCAGATTGAATCAGATGATTCAAACTCCGTTGAGATTTACCTCAACTATGGTGACAACCGTCGACTGATTGAGCTAGGATCTGGAATGGAAAAGATGATATCCTCCATTGCCATTCGTGTTGCCCTCACCAATATCTCTGCTCTTCCAAAGTCAAGCATGTTCATCATCGATGAGGGATTTGGTGCACTTGATGACAGCAATCTTGAGGCATGCGCGCGCCTTCTGACCAATCTCAAGGGCTACTTTAAGAACATCCTTATTATCTCACACGTTGATACAATTAAGGATGTTGTCGATAATGTTATCGATATCGGATGGGAAGATGGATTCGCAAGAGTCGCATGCTAGATCGATGCCTTTTTTCTGTAGCATTTGTGAGTTTCCACACGATTTGAATAGAGACTGGCAATATTTTGAGAAATTTGAAATGTGTCAGGAATGTGCAATGACGCTGGTGGAAGCACGTCAAAATGAGTGGAAATTAGGCTGGAGACCAAGTCAGGACCAGATAGATATATATGTTAATGAAAGAATGCGCCTAGCAAGGCAATTGAGGGGATACAATGCTTAATATGCAGGACATAAACGTTCTGGGACAGATTTTAAATACAACATGGGGATCAAGTTCAACCGTTGTCTCTCCTAGATTTTCAATCAAGAGCACAATGAACGGAGAGATTCTTGTTCTCACCTACACGACTATTACAAATATAGTAATGGGAATAAATCCAAGAGATCAAGTAAAGGAGCAGGAGAGAGAGTCAGTTGAGACTATGAAGTCATATGTTAAGAAAGTTGAAAAAGAATTCAAAGAAGCTACTGGGAATTCACTCAAACTTAAAGAGACATCAACAGATGATTCAATAGAGATGATCTCTATGTCACCTCACAATCCGAAGCGCACTGCATATTATCGGAGAAAGTCGACTTACACGATCGGTGTTTAAGTGTCAGCGCCGCAACTAAGCAAGCAGAATCAAGTTCAAGAAATAATTAGATGCGGCAAAGATCCTGTCTATTTTTTCAACACTTATGTAAAAATTCAACACCCTACCAAGGGATTGCTACCTTTCAAGACGTATCCGTTTCAAAATGATTGTGTCAAAGACTTTATTGATCACAGATTCAATGTTGTTGTTAAGGGTAGACAGCTTGGTCTTTCTACATTGGTTGCAGCATATGCTGTCTGGCTTGCTCTTTATCAAAAAGACAAGAACATTCTCATCATTGCAACAAAGCTCCAAGTAGCTCAAAATTTTATCAAAAAGACAAAAACAATCCTCAGGAATTTGCCGCCCTGGCTTATGCTGCCGAAAATAACTGCTGACAATAAGCAGTTTATTGAGTTCAGTCACGGTTCGTCAATCAAGGCAATTCCAACTTCAGATGATGCAGGAAGATCAGAATCTCTGTCTCTCCTAATTGTTGATGAGGCGGCTTTCGTAAAAAACTTTGATGAACTCTGGACAGGCTTGTATCCGACACTCTCTACTGGTGGTCGAGCAATCGTTCTTTCTACGCCCAACGGTGTAGGTGGTCAATACTATAAGCTTTACAAAGAGGCGGAGTCGGGTGTCAACGAGTTTAATGCAATTAAGCTCAACTGGGACGTTCACCCAGAAAGAGATCAAGCCTGGTTTGACAAAGAAACAAGAAATATGTCTGCCCGCCAGGTTGCACAGGAGCTACTTTGCGACTTTGCAGCGTCAGGAGAGACATTTCTTGGAGATGAAGAAATAAAATGGGTCTATTCAAACATAAAAAGTCCAATTGATAGGAAAGGAATAGACAGAAACGTGTGGATCTGGAGATATCCGCTGGCTGAATCAAAATATCTGATCTCAGCGGACGTTGCAAGGGGTGATGGAAAAGACTATTCTACGTTTCACATCATTGATTTAATGGCAGGAGATGTAGTCGCTGAATATAGGGGTAAGATTGCACCCGATAGATTTGGCGACCTACTTTATGAGTTTGGAATGATGTATAACAAGGCACTGCTGTGTCCAGAAAATAACACATATGGATATGCTACCATCATAAAGCTCAGAGATCTTGGATATCCAAGGATGTATTACCAAAAGAGCAACGCAGTCTATATTGGAGACTACATTCCTCCAGGAAATACTGAGTCTGCAGGATTTAACACTAGTGGAAAAACACGTGGATTGATTCTCACCAAGCTGGAAGAACTGATAAGAAATAAACAGATTGTAACATACTCATCCAGGTTCTATGATGAGCTCAAGACTTTTGTGTGGCAAGATAACCGAGTTGCAGCCATGAAAGGAGAGAATGACGATCTTGTCATGTCTCTTGCGATCGGGTGCTGGCTATATGATGCATCATCCGAGCACTCTAGAGATGCTGGTGAATTAAATAGAGCAATGCTTGCAGGAATGTCAGTTAATGCTAATCACTTTAACGGCGCATCGAATAGTATTATAAGGAATGAACACATAAAAAATGTTCAAGCAAAACGAGATCTAGTTACAGGCGGAAAAAGACCTCAGTCAGGAATGATTCCTCCAGAATTTGCGTGGATGTATAGGGGATAAAATGGCAAAGAATGAAAACATCTTCAATCGACTGACAACGCTCTTTAGGAGCGGCCCAGTCGTTAAGAGAAGAGTAAGACAATATAAGGCAAGTGAAACAAGCACTTCTGCATATGAGCTTTTTAGAAAGACGCAGAGCAACGTTTATAGCACTGCAATGAGCGCGTATGGCGCGTATGACAGAATGGCAAGGTATTCTGACTTCCAGGAGATGGAATATACACCTGAAATTGCAAGCGCACTTGACATTTATTCTGAAGAAACAGTTTCGCCAGATGATCGTGGAAACATTCTGCACATTTACTCAGAAAATGCTCAAATACAGCGTCTGCTCAATGAGCTATTTTATGACACTCTGAATGTCAATTTCAACATGACTTCATGGGTTAGAAACATGTGCAAGTACGGAGACTTCTTCCTATTCAACGATGTCTCTCCTGAGCACGGTGTTGTCAATGTATTTCCAATAGCAGTCAATGAGATTGAAAGAGAAGAGGGATTTGACAAGGATGATCCTCTTGCAGTCAGATATAGGTGGGTGACGCAAGGAAATCAAACCTTGCAAAACTGGCAAGTTTCACACTTCAGGCTATTGGGAAATGATGCATTTCTTCCTTATGGAACTTCTGTCCTTGAAGCAGCTCGAAGAATCTGGAGACAGATGATTCTTGTTGAGGATGCGATGCTCGTCTACCGAATCATTAGAGCACCGGACCGCAGAGTGTTCTACGTTGACGTTGGAAACGTTCCTCCTGAAGAAATTCCAAATTACATGGAACAGGCTCAGTCAACTCTCAAAAAGAATCAAGTAATTGATCGTGCAACCGGAAGAGTTGACCTTCGTTACAATCCGATGTCTGTCGACGAGGATTACTTCATACCCGTTAGGGGTGGGCAATCAGGGACAAAGGTTGAAAATCTAGGAGGTGGTACAAACGCTGCTGCAATCGAAGATGTACAATATATCCAGAAAAAGCTTTTTTCTGCCCTAAAGATTCCAAAAGCATATCTTGGCTACGATGAAGGATTGGGTGCTAAGGCGACTCTTTCTCAAGAAGATATTAGATTCTCACGGTCGATTAATAGAATCCAGAGAACCGTAGTATCTGAACTGAACAAGCTTGCAATTGTTCACCTCTACTGCAATGGATTTGATGGCCACGACTTGCTAGACTTTGAACTTAAGCTCACAAACCCATCTACAATTGCACAACAGCAAAAGCTAGAGCTCTACAATACAAAGTTTACAATAGCTCAGGCTGCAAAGAACGTTGAAAATCTTGTGGACATGAAATGGATTAAGAAGAACATTTTCATGATGCCAGATGAAGAAATTGAAGATATCGATAAAGGCCTTGTACAAGACAAAGAGCAGTCTTTGAGACTTGAGGCTGTAAAGCTCCCAGAGCCTCCAGGCGCAGAGCAAGGGGGAGAAGGTTCTCCTCCAGGAGAAGGAGCTGAAACTACTGCTGGAATTGATCTTGCTCCTTCCTCAGGGGGAGCTTCTCCGATCACAGCTGGAGATTCAAGAAACAATAGAGGCCTTCCTCCCATAGACGAGGTTGATATTGATTATGATGAAGACGTTGACCTGTCTAAAATAGCTGCAGCAAAGGGTTTGCCTTTGAAGGCTTTTGCAGGACTTTCAAGGCCTCGACCAGAGAAGCGTCAAATTCTAGATGAAAAGACCAAAATTGGACCAGACTACGCAGAAAGAGAGATCTACAATAGATCGAGAAGAAAAATGACTGGGTCGATCGGTACGAGGACACATCATAATGACATGGTAAAGTCTGATAAAAAAGATCCTCGTGATTCCATTGCGCATCCACACGGAGAGAAGAAAGACCTCATAAATCCACTAAAGAACGCGCACAAGGTGAAGATCGATGAAGGTGATTCTTACATTGAAGATTTTCTTGATAAGAGTCTAAAAAGCACAGAACGTCACGATCTTGAAGTCGAAGGGATACTTAGATCATTAGGCAGCATTGGCTCTGTGTCAAATACGACAGAGGAGAAAAAATAATGGAAATAAACATAAATCACAACAAAAAGAGAAATGTTGGGATAGTGTACGAGTTGCTTCTACGCGCTGTTTCTTCATATCTTGTCGAGGGCAACAAGGAAAAGGCTCAGACCGCGCTTGACATTATTTCAAGAAGATTTTCGAGAGATACTGAACTATTCAAAGAATTTAGGCTTTTCAATGCGCTTGCAAAAACGAAGGTCACAGACTCAGCAATTTCTGCAGTCATATTAACTGAGTCAAAATCTGCTGCAAGAAGGATTGATCTCGCTAAGCTTGACAGAGAGAAGTCTTTGCTGATAAAAGAAATCAATCATACGTTGAATGACAGCCTCTTCTTCCACAGAAGAATTTCAAATTATAGAGATCTTGCAACAATACAGATTGCACTCAATGAGTGGACACAGGGAGATCGTTCAGATCTTTCCCGGACTGTAATGGTCGAGACAAAGCTCGTCGAAATTCTTAAATGCGTGACACCGGAGCAGCGACCCTTACAAGAAGATAATTCTAATGTTGATTCACTTGTTATCAAAATTCTAAATGAAAAGTTCAACAAGAAGTATGCAGGAAGTCTAACTGCTGATCAAAGAGATCTCATTAGGGACTATGTTTTAATGGATTCATCATCCGGGCCCGATTCTAAGATGATAGAGAGAGCTTCTAAAATACAAAAAGAATCGCTTAGATGTCTTGATGAAATTGAAAAGAATGAAAAAAATCAAATAATCCAGGAAAACATAAAGGATATTAGAAAAAAAGTGACAAGCCTGGACATCAAGAATCTCGGAGATGAGACTCTTGGAAAATTAATGACGCTATCTCAGCTTATTGAAGAATCAAAGGAGACAAAATGAGCGCCCTTTCTCTCCTAACGGAATGGACACCGCTTTCTCTGACGCCTGATCTGATCAGGGAGTCTAGATTGCAAAACTCTGGTAAAATCATGCTCAAGGGCGTGATCCAGCGGGCTGATACGCTAAATCAGAACGGCAGAATCTATCCTCGATCAATACTTGAGAGAGAGATCATTAATTATCAAAAATTCATTAGAGAGAATAGGGCACTTGGAGAATGTGACCACCCTGATACTTCTGTCGTTGAGCTTAAAAATGCTTCTCACATTGTTAGAGAAGCACGTATGGAAGGTGATACAGTTTATGGATCTGTTGAACTTCTTGATACTCCAAGTGGAAAGATCTTGCAAAGTCTCATAGAATCCGGAGTCACACTGGGCATATCTTCGAGAGGCGTGGGATCCACTAGACAGCAAGATGGGAATACTATCGTGCAGGAAGATTTTCAATTAATTTGTTTCGACATTGTTTCTGAACCTAGCACACCCGGAGCATTTATGCTCAAGGAGTCGAAGTCAATTAGGCCAGCAGATTTGCGTGCCACCTTTAATAGATCAGACAGGATTAATAGAATTTTCAATGATATCAAATCCTGGAAGTGATAGATGAAAATGACAAGGAGAGAGCTAAAAGGTCTAGTCAAAGAATGCCTCGTAGAGATTCTATCAGAGGGCCTATCTGAGACTCAAAATGCTATAAACGAGTCCAAGAGAGAGAGGCTGGAATCTCATCATGTAGCGCGTCAAAATGCTTCTGTAGAGTATGCAAGCAATCCAAGAAAAATGATTGCAGAGAAAATTAGCTTCCTACCAAGCAAGTCTGAAATAAAACAGTCACAAGTTCAGGCGCCCGTTCAAAACGTCCGTGCGCTGGCGGGGTCTTTGACTTCTGATCCAGTCATGGCAGACATATTTGCCGATACAGCTAGATCGGGTGCACACAAAGGGATGAACGAATCAGTCGCTGGTCGGGTCGATCATGAACAAATGATTGCAACTGCAGGAGATGCAGCGGCAAAAGTGATGCTAAAGAGTGATCCAACAGATATATTTGGAGAGAGCGCTAGCAAGTGGGCATCTCTCGCTTTTTCTGAGAAGATACCTGCAAGATCTTGAGTAGCGTAATAAATAAAAATGTAACCTAAGGGGTTTTCAACATGGCAATCAAACTCACACCAGATAGACTTCGTCGCCTTGTCCTCGAGGAGAAGGCAAAAATGGCCAAATCAGAGAAGAAGCATGATCTCGATCCCAAGGCCAAGAAAGAGATGTACACTGAGATGGAAGAGGAGTCTTGGCACAAGGCAAAGGGACAAACTGTCAAGCAGACTCCCGGCAAGAAGCTCCAGACCCTAAAGATGATCAAGGAGCAAGAGGATGATCTTCGTGATCGCCTTCGCCGTCTCCAGGAGCGTCGTCTTGCTCTTCGTCGCCAGATAATTTCTGAGCTTGAGTAAGTAAGACAAACAAAACAGGAGTTGCAAATGTCATCAGTTAAGTATGGAACTGTAGTTCCGCTTGGAGTCCCCGGTGAAGGGGGGTTCGGGCACAGGAGCGACGTTAATCTTTCTGCGATGTTTGCAACTCCTGTTGGCACCACGTACAGTGAAGAAGCTGTTAAAAATGCTGGAATTGCAGCTTTTAATGGTGCTGGTGGACCTGGAGACTCCATTCCAAATATCGGAGTCGCAGCTGGCGTTATAAATGATGGCGGATACGCATTTGGAAGTTTTGATCTAAATTATACGGGCGTTCCAGATCTAGAGACAGTTGTTGTTGGCGGAGAAGGATTGCCTGCATCTCCTTACGTTCCAAATCCAGCATCTCCTGGACCCGGGAGTGTTTCTCCCTTTGACATCCCGGAGTATACAGGTGCTTTACCAGAAAAAGGGAATGAATACGGATTTGGGCTAGGTGCTATCTCGCCGTCTGAGACTTCTCCGGGGGTCGCAGGCCAGACCTTAGGCACATACATCAGGGGAAGATCTTATCCTGGATCTGATGGCAGAACTTAATGCCTAGATTTGTCCACGACCAGAGAACAGGTGCCGGTTACGGGTTTGTTGGAAGAAAAGGATTTCAAAATACACAGATAGCAGGCGATAAATTCCCCTACAACACAGAAAATACTAGAGAAAACGAAGAAGATGGCGATGAAGATGATCTTGATTTGCGCGCCATGATTAACAAGCGGCTTTCTTACGGAAATTTAGCAAGAAAGCCTGAGCCCTATTCTAGAACTGATAGATTTACTATGTCAAAAAACAGGCTTGACCTCGCAGAGTCCGGAACACCTCGTACTACCCTAATAGGAATGGTTCCTTTCCCTATGAGAAAATTTGACGGACCTGCGGTTGGAGGATCATCTTCGAATCCTTCTTTTACTGTTTCGCCTGGCGTGGTCGATGTTGACCCAAGAGGATGGTCAATGGGCGATGTCAAATCAAAGACTGAAGAACTAAGAGCACCTCTTCGTTTTGTTGATGCAGTCAATCCTGAGATCAGGGAAAGAGTTGGAAAAAAGCTAAAAATTGCAAGACTTAAGCAGTAACAAGAACAAACAAAAGCATAGATATAAATAATTTCAGCAGAAGAGGAAAGCGTAATGTCAAGATCACTGTTCGAAGAAGCAATAGCTGATGCTAAGCAGCTTCGAGAAGCAGCAGAGATAAATGCTAAGAACGCAATCATTGAGGCTGTTACTCCTAGAATTAGAGAATTCATAGAGAAACAGCTAGTCGGAGACACTGAGAACAACAATGATTCAGATTTTCTTGAAGAATCAATCATTGGAGAAGATCAGGATGACGAAGAAATTGCTCTTGATGAATCAGCGCTTAGATCTCTTACCAGTCTAATGAGGGGAGAAGCACCTGCCAACACACAAGGTGGCAGAGATCTTGCAGCTCTTTCTGAGGCTTTTGATTCTCTCTCAGAAGATGAGCAAAAAAGACTTTTGACTCTTGTCAAAGAAGGCGACCTTAATATTAAGGACCAAAAGAAAGAAGAGAAAAAGTCTGATAAAGTAGATGACGCCTACGAGATCAATCTTGATGAGCTTAGGGCATCTATTGTTTCTGAAATGAAATCAAAAGCAAATGGAGCTAAAATGAAAGGAAAGCATATGGATATGGAAGAAGAGCTCTATGAGCTCGACGAGATGATGATGGACGACGATGAGCTTGAAGAGGCTGATCTCGTATTTTCAAAAGAAGAGCTCGAGTCTCTCGGAATTGATTCAAAGGCGCTTCAATCGATGAGCCTGGGCGTCAAAGTTTCAGGAGAGGAAGGCGAAGAGGAAGAAGACACTGATGTCGAGGTCAGCGACGAGGAAGCCGAGGCTGCTCCCGAAGAGGAGCCAGAACCTGAAGGTGAGCCAGTTTCTGAGACAGTTTATGAAATTGATGAGAATATGCTTCGTCGTGAGCTTGCACGTCTTCGCGAAGCAAAGTCTCGCAAGAAGAACGGTGGCGCATCTTCATCACACAAGGCTGCCGCAGGCGCTTTTGGTGGTGGAACTCTCGAGGGAGAAGTTCTCGAGGTCGAGCTCAATAAGGCAGCCGCAAAGAGCGCCAAGATGAAATCAGATCTTATGAAAGAGGCACGGGAGAATCGTGCCCTAAGACAGCAGCTCAATGATTACAGAGGCGCAGTTGAAACGCTTCGTGAGCAACTTTCCGATCTTAACTTGTTCAACGCAAAGCTTCTTTACGTCAACAAGATCCTCCAGAACAAGGACGTTGCACCAAATCAACGTCGTTCAATCATCGAGGCACTTGACGGCGCAGCTAATCTTCGCGAGGCCAAGTTGCTATATGAGAGCCTTTCAACTTCGATTTCTTCGAAGAATGCGTCTCTCAACGAGTCAGTCAAGCACACAGCCGGCTTGGCATCACGCCCAACCACTTCTGCTTCTGCCCGAATGAGCGGTGCAGGTGAGGTGGATCGCTGGGCAATCCTTGCTGGTATCAAGTAATCAAAAAGCTTAGGAGAAAAAATGTCAAAGAATTTTTCATTAAACATGCTCGCTGAGGGAATCAGCGATCGCAACATCACTGAGGAGGGTCGTCGCCTCGTTGAGAAGTGGACCCGTACCGGTCTTCTTCGTGGTCTCGATGGCGTCAAGCGTGACAACATGGCTCGCCTCATGGAGAACCAGGCTGCACAGCTCCTCCGCGAGGTTAACTCTCTCGGAACCGGCGGCGCGAACGCTTCTTCTTCTGGTGACATCCGTGGCTTCACCAACATCGCCTTCCCGATCGTCCGCAGGGTGTTCGGCGGCCTCGTTGCTAACGAGCTCGTCTCCATCCAGCCAATGAGCCTTCCTTCCGGTCTGCTCTTCTACCTGGATTACACCTACGGATCTGATGTTGGCGGCGATGCCTCCCTCACAACTGG